ATGAAAGAGGGGGTGGGGAGAAAAGAGAGGGGGAGGGGGCGGTGTCGATGAATTGGGGTTGATTGATGGGGTGCATCTGCTCGGATGCTGTCCACCAAAGCAAACCGTTCAACGACATAAACCGCCTCAAACTCCCTCTCTCACGGTCAAATCAGTTGTTTCGCTTCGGATTCGGTGATCTTCCGATACAAACCGGTCACATTGAATTCAACGATTTCATTAATGGCCGATTCGTAGGCACGGTTTTCAAGTTCTTCGGTCATCTGAGACGAAAAATGTCCGATCCGTGCCAGATACGAACAAACTGTCGGCCGACTCTGTTGACTGGCCAGCAACATATCATAAGCGTACCAGTTTTCAAAGTTGTCAAACGGATTATAGGGATTGTCCACCGTCGTCAACATGATTTCTTCCGCCATACCGACACCTCCTTTCGTATCATTCAACCACCACGTTGTCGAGTAACGTATCGACGGAAATACCCAATTCGGCGGCCACTTCGCCTTGAGTCTTGCCTTTGCGCAGCATGTGCTCGGCTTTGGCGATCTGGTTGGCCGTTAATTTATTTTCCTTGGGTTTGGTAAAGAGCGCGTTCCGATAAGGTGCCGTCATATTCATAAAAACCTGTCTCGCAGCGGTCGGAGACAGGGCATTCGAATTGAGGGCCTTCTGTTCATCGTCGGTCAGTTCGATGTAATTCTTATCCGCACCGACCAATGTACGGTTTTCCCGGAAAAGACGGTTTTTGAGCTTCTTTTCCTCGTCGGGATCCATGTAATTGCTTTCGATCTTGCGCAGACGGATCTCGGCCATGGTCAGGATGGACGCCTGGCGTTCTAGCGGCTTGTTCATCATGGCCTGTTTCAGTTTACCCATAATGGATTTGACTTCGGCTTTGTAGACCTCAGCCGCATTCTTATCCTTTTTGGGCAACTGGATGGCTGCCGCCTCTTTTCGGGCACGATTGCCCAGCGCTTTCATATCGTTGGCGTATCTGGCGTAGGCCAGTTCATTACTGAACTTCCATTTGGACACCAGATTCATGGCATCCTTTTCCACCGCCATGCGCTTCAGTTCTACTGTGCGCTCACGATCTTCGTAGATCTGGTTGCCTTCGTCATCCTTCAAGTATTCACGCTTGACAATCTTGCCTTCTTCGTTCTTGATGTTCTTGTACTTGGGCAGATGATTGATCTTGCCGGAATCAACCCATTTCTTCTCACCGGTTTCAGGATCATAGCCTTTGAACAGACGATGAGGAATGCGCACGGGAGAACCGGCCTTGCTGAACAGCGTGGTCGCACCGCCCACATGACCGTTGGGCTGCACCTGATAGCGCTCCCGAAGCTGCTGGATATGGTTCTCCGCTTCGGAACGCCTGAAATCCAGACCGTGCTTGTAAGCATCGATGACCACCATGGAATGCTTGATGGCCGGCACCATGTCCTGGATCGGAGCGCCCTGCGCGGTCATGTCTGTGATCAGGTTAGTGATCTTGCCCATTTCCATGCCGCGCTGCTTCTTGGTCATGCGCTTCATGCCGGGATAGCCTTTGTATTCTTCCTTGCCGTCAAAGCCCTTCAGCTCCTCGAAATACTTCCGATGCTGAATGTCGTGACTGTTATTGGGAATGACAATGGCCGTATCGCCGTCAAAGTCCGCACCGCTCAGATGAGCGGCGACCTCGGGCGGAATGCCGACACCATCCACCGGACGACCCAGCACCGACTTGCCTTCCTTGTTGCGGTTGTTGACAATCAGACTGGGGATCTCATGGATCGAAGCATGAGGATAGCGGATCAGAACAACCTCTTCACCGTCCTTGAAGTTGGGCGCATAGATCTCATTGGGCTTCAATGTGGACAAGGGAAGCAGCACCTGCGTCATCTGCCGGGCAAAGCCGTGAGCTTTCAAGTGCACGGCAGCCGAATCACAGGCATCGCCGAACTCTTCCAAACGGATCTTTCTGAGCACCGGGTTAGTGATGCTCATGATCTCGTTGAATTCTTCGCGACGATCCTGACGGGTGAGATCCAGATGCTTGCGGATCAGGGGAACAGACTGCTTGGACAGCATCTGCGCCGAGATGGTTCTGTTCCATTCGCGCCAGTTCCCTTCTTCATTGACAATATTCAGGCAACTCAGCTGCGGTTGTCCATTCTTGTCAATATAGTGGCGCTGAATCAGCTTCAGCTGACTCTGCGTACGGATGGTGGCGCCAAAAGGGTTCTGAGGATCCTTTTCCATGGGCTTGAGCACACTGTTGAACTTATCGCCCATGAGCGGCGTACCGCGGTGCTTGTTGGTGTTAAAGATCACATCTACGCCAGGCGGCATATCATCCTTATACAGGCACATGCCCTTCAGGTAATGCGTGCCGTCCACTGCGATGCGGACCTGTGCGTAATGAGCACGGCCCAGATCCAGATCCGGACAGCCGCGACGGATCTCAATGGTGCCGTCCTTCTCCAGACCGCCGTCTTCGGCATATACAACCTTGATGCGCTTGCTGCTGATGGAGCGAGGCGGTTCCAGCTCGTGGAACTTGTCGGTGCTGTCCTCATAATGCACGCCGCAAGGCTTGATCCCGTCCAGATGCTTATGCACATAGGCGTAAGCTTCTTTGTCGCTGCCTGGATGATCGGTCAGAACACGGACGACGGTCATATCACCGTTGTTCTTCTGGTACTGAGGCACACGAACATTGACGACCTTGTAGCCTTCATCCTTGAGTGCCTCAATGGCCGTTTCCATACGGCTGTTGGTGACGTTCAAATATAATTCGGTGCCTTCGCCGATGGCCACCATGTGATTCTTTTTGATGTCACCCCGAATGGCATCCATGGTGTCCTTCAGCTCGTTCTTCTTTTCCTCATCCGCCCGTTTGAGAAGATTGTGGACCGTGGTATCCTTCCTGGGATCGCCGAACATACGCTGGGCGATGGCCACATTGCTCATGCCCTTGGCCTTGAGCTTGACGGCCATGTCGCGGCGGTACTTTTCCAGTTCGTTCTTGGCCACGGAGCTTTTGGCCTTCAGATGCGCGGTATTCCGAAGGCCCATATGCTTGGCGATGTCCACATCCGACATGCCTGCCTTTTTGAGACGGCGGACGGTGGACTGAAAGTCGATCATGCCCTGGTACGGATTTTCACCCGTACCCCAGGCATAACGACCGGAATGAGGAACATTGCCAACATGCGGAATACCGACATGCGAAAGAAAGGCATCAGCCTGCTCTTCCGTCATGCCGTCGGCCATGGCCTCGACAAGGATGGCATCGTGAAACAGGGCTTCAAGCTCCGCTTCGTTGTCCTCCGCGTCGAGCAGCATCAGTTCCTGCATTTGCCATTCATCCATCATAAACTGCTTCTTCCTCCCTCATCTTTTCGATCTCCTTATCAAAAAGGATACCCAGATCCATGATGCGCAGAATCTCTTCGGGATCCGCTTCATGGACCAGGGCCTGATCGTTCTGATAAATGCGGAGCTCCATCTGGAGTTTGCGGGGGTCTTCGCCATACTCCAGACAATAGAGCGCCGCATAAACCTCAAGCTGGGTCATCTTGGCTTCTGTTTCACCAGTTTTCAGATCGTGAATGCGCAAAAGACCATGACGGCAGCTGATGGCATCCGCCGTGCCAAACCAGTTACGGCTGTAGAACAGCGGTTGCTCCGGCGTCATGCGATAGCCGATGGCGTCATTCACATACAGGTTCAGGGTTTTCTTGGACTTGGGCAGATTGATGCCGTTGCGGATCAGCCCGGCGGCCAGACCGTGCAGTTCCGTTCCGCGCTGAACGGCCTGCTGGCTGCGCCAGGTGGCCCGAAGCTTTTCCAGAGTGTAGCTGGTCCAGCTGTACTTGCTGGCCGACAGGAAGGCGTGTTTGCCGACCAGGTCCGAATGTTTGTTGAAGTTCATCCAGGATCTCCTTTTCATTTTCGGGATAAATAAAATGGGCGCTGGACATCTTGTTCATTTTGTCCACATAGTATTCCTGATTGGGTCTGCGCGGCGCATGAGCAGAACGCTTCACTTCCAGCGCGGCCCAGCGGTCCTGATGCAGGACGATCAGATCGGGGATGCCCTGAATATAATCAGGATCGTTCTTCAGAATCATAGCGTCCGGAAAGCGCTTCCGGATTTTCTTGATCAGCCGGTGCTGATATTCGGATTCCCGCATGCCGCCCTCCTTTTGCCCCAAAAATAAAAAGAAGACGAACATATCAAGCGAAAATGCGCGAGATATATTCTCTCCATAAAGAGAGCGGAATTTTTTGCGAGTTTTTCAGCCTGAGAAGGTGGATTCGTTGAAATTCTTCTTCTGACTGAGGGCCTGCTTGATGGCCAGGTCAATGGGGGAACGGGACATCAGGTGATAATAGTACAGATCCGTGTATGGCGTGTTGAGCCGATCGATGCGGCCGGCTGCCTGCACCATGACTTTGTAGCTGTAGTTCTGGCTGAAGAATATAATAGTGTCGGTGGTGATGCAGTTCCAGCCCTCAGCACCGGCAGTGTATTGTACAAGATAAGCCCAACTGGCGCCATCGGGCACGGGTTCATGCTTATGGCCGTTCCATTCGGCAAAGGGGATCTTGCTCTTGCCGAGGCAGGAACGAAGTGCCTCCAGTTCATAATCAAAATTGTAGAATATAATGGCCTTGCCCTTTTTGCGGAGAATCTCCAGCACGGCCTGGTAGCGCTCGCTGTAATCGTTGGTGATGCGGCGAAGCACATAGCACAGAGCGCCTGCATCCTGCATGGGCTCTTCCTTGAAGGGATCCCAGCGAAGCTTCATGGTTTTCCGGGTCAGGTCCTTATCATAGCCCACATAGACATTCTCATTGTGTGGCACTGTTTCCCGCATGAATTCCATGTTGACCAGGATCTCGCGGCGGTGCCGCGCCAGGATGCCCTGACCCAGATACCGTTCCACCTTGGGAAACTTGGCGTAATTGCTGTAGACCACGTGCTGGTTCACGAAGTCCCGCTTGTTTTTGTAAAAGCCGTTGGCGATGAACACGGGAATATAATCCATCCAGGTATCGCCCGGCGTGGCGGACAGCAGGATCCAGTGGTTGTTCTTCGTGATCTTCAGGAATGCCTTGACCCAGGCGCCGTAACCCACCACCCGCTGCTCATCAAAGATGAAGAAGGCGCCCTTGACATCCACGTACTTCTTCACATTGTTCCAGCTGTCCACGGCTGTGGGATCCACCAGAAAATCGGCAGGCAGCGCTTCGCATTCTGCTTCCCAGTCCTTTGTATCCCGCTTGCGGGCCGTGGTGATGATGTACAGGGGCTTGGGCGTTTCGTTGTAAATATAATAGGCAAGGGAGGTACGGGACTTGCCCGTACCCACCCCGCCGCACAGGATGCATCCGTTGTGCATATTCCGGATGGCCTGCCACTGATGAGGATAGAGCGGCAGATCAGAAGTCGTCTTCCATTCGAATCCGGAGCTTGTCGACATAGGCTTTGACCCCGCTTTCTCCGCGACTGTTGTGCCAGCTGTAGGGCGACAGGCGGACGTCCACGTCGATGATATCCGCTGTGTCCAGATTGAGGGCGGTCAGATCGTCCTCGGACAGTTCCTGTTCGGAGCCACCCATTTCCAGCTTGACGGTCGGGGGATAGTTGTCGTAGCGGAGCTCCGCCTCCAGAATGGGCAGGGGCTGAGGATCGGCGTCATCCATATCGTCCTTGCGGGGCGTATAGTACTTGACGTTCCAGCCGTCGTCCTTCAGCATGGCGGCATCATCCTCATCCAGGAACAGGGTGATGGTGCGCTTGCCATCTTTGTTGAAATCGGTCTTCTTGCCGGAGAAGTTGCGAAAACGGCCGCGGCCAAGCTGCACGTGGCGGAGAGTAACACGGGAAATATAATTAGACATGTACTTCATTCCTTTCTTCTAAGAACGACGCAAGGGTCGTATGGGTCTGTTGGGCGGCATCTTCCATTTTCTTGGCGGTGGCCGCCATCTGCTGTTCAAAATAGTTCCGATCGATCAGGTTTTCCTTTTCCAGGAGCTTGACCTGCTCGGCTTCCAGCCAACGGAAGTCAAAGGTATTGGCAGCGGCGTAATACTTGCCGTCCTTTTCCCGGACCAGCCTTCCTCCGCCGCCTCCAGGACGGATGGGGCAGAAAGACCCGGCGCGGCCGATGAAGACATAGTTATGGCCGGCAGCCACTTCGGCCTTCAGTTCGTTGAGATGCTCTTCGTAGCTCTTCTCGTCAGGATAGTCGGCTTTACTCTTCTGCAGCTTTTCCAGTTCCTTTTCATAAGGGCTCACGTCCGGCAGCAGCTCGTTCATATCCAGATAGAGGGCGGTCTGCACGGTTTTGGTTTCGCACAGATCAGAGAATACGATGTCTTCGTGGGTGAACATCTTCTTAAAGGTATAGGGCGTGCGGAAACGGGTGCCGGTGGCCGTCCAGCGGCCCGGACAGGGGGTCAGATCTTCCGGGTTCTTCTGGTTTTCATCCGGAATGTAGCCATAGGTCTTCTGGCAGTATTCCGGTTCTGCGAACATGGCGATATACTGGGCATCATCCACCAGGCAGATCTTTTCAAAGGTGGCTTCGTGCTCAAAGTTGTAGCCGTAAAGCCGGCCGTATTCCTGCACAAATGATATAATTTCAGGCGTGGCTTCGGGGATCTTGATGGAGTCCGTCTTGATATGGGCCACAGTGAAGCCTCGGGCCTGCACTTCGTGCTTCAGATTGACCATAAACAGCGCGCCACGCTTGGCAACAATATTGTCATCGTTCCTGGGATCCTTGAAGGCATTCTCAAACTTGGCGCTGGTCAGGCCGTAGACGCTGTTGATGGCGATCTTCAGCGCCTTGCTGAGCTGCTTAGCCTGAGATTCGTCTTCAAGGTAGGGCGCAAGCTTGCCGTCCAGCATGGTCCGAGCTTTCTCAAACTCCTTGTGCTTAATAGCGACGCGGACATCGAGGAGGTCCTTAAACCTTGCGGTATACGGTCCAAACAGATTCTCCGCCACAACGCTGCTCGGGTGCATGGACGCAATGTCCAGAAGCGCGACGTGATAATAGACGCCCGGTTCGGCGTACACATAACCGCCTTCACCTACTTCCTCTCCTCTGTATGTGGATTTTCCCTTTTCTTTGACATAGCCCGGGAAGATGGGACGGCCGCCATCGACATTATCAAACAGAGCGAACTCAGGATACTTGAGGTCCATTGGAATGAACCAGCCATCTGACGCCTGGGACGCGTCGCCCATCTTCCGGTAATTGAACTGGCTCTGGGGATTCTTTTCCTTACCGAATATAATGCGGGTAGTCAGCTGGTTAGTGGTATCGTTGACGGTCATACCCGCCACATCAGCCAGGATCTGCCGGGCGGTCCAGTCCGCCTGATTGGCGTTGAACACCGCTTCGGTGGCCAGCACGTCGTTGACACAGTAATCCGCCACTTCGGGCCAGCGTTCTTCCGGCACTTCGGCGTCCCAGGGAATGCCCAGCTCCTGATGGTGGATGCCCAGCTCGATTTCCCACTTCTTGAGTCCCTGCTTGGTGGAACAGAAATCGTAAATATCCGTATAGCTCAGGCTGTAGGCTTCGCCAAAGAAGGCCGATTTCTTGCCGCTGACAATGGCCTGGCTGATCTTGTAGATCTCCTCATTGGTTTTGCCCAGGATACGGGCGTAGAGGATATGGTTGTCATACTTCCGGCAATTGAAGCCGATGAGCCGGAAGGAACAGAGCTTGCGGATATCTTCGGACGAAGGGTTGATCATTTTGACCACGCTCTGGCCTTCGCCCAGGTATTTCCAGCACACCACCAGAAGGTTCACGAATACTTCACAGTCAAATATAATGATGGGCCGGTCGGCGCCTCCCTGGTACTCATCCGGTTCATCGCTTTTCCATTTCATCCGGCCTACGGCCTTGACGCAGTACTCTTTCTGATTGGTGGAATGCATGGCGAAAGACAAAATACGCTGCTGCATATCCGAAATATCATACTTGAGCCCGCTGGCATACGCATCGGACAGGATCTTTTCGATAAAGTCGATGCTAGGCTTGGTGCCAGGATGAATCTCCTTGTTCAGGTTCCTTTCGATCAGATTCCGAAGAGACTTTTCGCTCTTCAGCCTTTCTTCGTTCAGCAGTCTGCGTCCCTCCTTCAAAGGCAAACCGCCTGAGATGACGGCGACCGGGGCATCGTTGCACGTCGTCAGCTTTCTGCGGGCCGACGAATAGCCGGTGGACACCTTGATCTCGATATCATCGGCATAGGTATTGCTCAGTTCACTGGTATCCCCGTTGTAAATATAATAGGCGTGGATACCGGCGCCGCTTTTACTGAATTCCATATAGGTCTTCGGCCATTGAGCGGCGGCCTTCAGATTCTTTTCCCGGCTCTTCTGGCCAGTCTCGTCCTTCAGATCAAAATCCACCCGAATATAATTAGCCGGCAGACGCAGAAAATGAAGCCGGGTGGTATCCAGATCCTTCAGGGTGGTTTTGCAGTTGATCCATTTACACTGCGGCTTACCCTCATCGTCCGCATACTGGGCGGGACAGTCCTTCAGCGCATCATCCAGCAGCGATTTGGTGCAGTCCAGACGAAGCTCCTCCGATTTGACAGGGCCTGTATTTTCCACAGCCATGCCATTTCCGGTGAACTTGTCCGAAAGAAACCCGGAATACCAGCTGCGGACCTGCTTATTATCGATGCGGACCACATCTTCAAAGTGAGCGAAATAATTCTTCAGCTCTTCCTTGAACTTGTACATCTGCATCTGGGTGCCGCCGCCTTCTGAAATGTATTCCTTATAGCGCATGTAGGCCGTCTTCAGGCTGATGCCGTCTTCCCGTTCAAACTCCAGGCGGTTGTAATCCACAAAGTTGTAGAACGGATCCGTCTTCTGCTGCATCTGAATGGGGCGGTAACCATCGTAATAGTCAATACCGCGGTCGAGATAAAAATGAAAACAATAGTCCGCGATGGCGCCCAGTTCAAACTTGATCTGGTTCTTCAACTGCCGGTAACGCTTGGCGGGGATCTTATTCCCGGTAGGTGACACGTCGATAAGCCTTCGGAGCAGACCGGACTTGCCATTGGTGATCTGCACCGGATCGTTGGTGCCGACGAAGATGAAGCAGTTGGCCCGGGCGTCATAGCTGTCCTTGTACTTCTGCTTCATGTTCATGATTTCGTGGGACACAATCGAATTGAACGTGGTGTTCTTTTCAATATGGCTCATCTTGGTATCATGCTCGATACCCACCAAAGGATTCTTTCTGAACACATCGGTGGCGAAGGCGTCGCTGCGGGATGTCAGGGCTTCCACATCCAGTGTGGCCGTATAGCCTTCAAACAGCCAGTTGATGATGTCGATGACCGTACCTTTGCCCTTGCCGGGATCACCGTACAGTGCGATGAATTTCTGGATCTTCTTGCTGTCGCCGGCCACCACGCTGCCAATAGCCCATAAAAGCTTTTCCAGTTCCTTTTCCGAATATAACGTGCCCATCATTTCGTCAAAGGCTTCGTGAGGACCGGCTTCCAGGGCGTAGGGCAGACGCCTGGACACATAATCTTCTTTCCCGACTTTGGAGTTCGCGAAGGTCAGACTTTCGTCCAGCTGGTGATAGTTGTCCGGCATCTTCTGAATATAATTGCAGAAGGATGTCCAGCTTTTGGAGGAGAATTCTTCCATCAGCTGTATGCTGACGGTTTCTGACGGGTCGCGCTCGATCCGGTTAAATTTGTTCCACAGTTCACGATCGACGATTTCCTGCACACGGTAGGCGTTCTGGTTCCAGTAGCCCAGCTCCTCATCCCAGATGGCATAGAAGTCCCTGCCGCGGATCATGATATCTTTTGACGGGCGAACCAGAAATTCGGGAAAGATCTCCCGGTTGCCCTTCTTGGTCGTCCTTTCGCGAACCTTGAAAAAGTCCACGTGTTGACCTCCTTTCTTTCCTTTTCCGTCGTGCTTATTTTGCGGTCGGTCACCTCCTTATTTTGGCTGTGACAAAAACGCGTGCAAAAATGATTTCCAAAACTTTTTATAATTAAATTTTTCCCTAATAAAGTGTGAATTCAAAATTGCACTTTTGTCACAAAATCCTCGAAAACGCTGGTGGCACAAGGGTTTTCGCGGTTTTCAAAATTGCACAAAAGTGTCACAATGTGACAAATATTTGTCACAAAAGTCAGGCACCTCGATGGGCGGACGCGACAATTTCATTTCAAAAGTGTCACACTGTGACGTTTTTGAATCAAAAGTGTCACAGGTTTCGCCCGGGGTTTTTTGGATTTTTCGACCTCAAATTCAGTCCAGAATATGATATTTTTCGACCAGATAACGGTCCAATTGCTGCAGCAAACCGAGGGTTCTCATGTCCTCTGTAGGGTGCTCCAGCGGGTAAAATCCGCCCTCGCCGTTTGGCAGATATGCTTTATCGTTGATGGTTTTCGTGATCCGGGCGAACTCTTCCTGACACTGATCCGGATCCTGAACGAAAGCCTCGTCCTTCAAATATCCAAGACCGCAGTTATCCAGCAATTCCAAAAAGAAGGATGCCGGATTGTCGTCGATCAAAGGGATACCGTGCACTTCAAAGGCCATTTGCTCCACGAGAATTACCATAACTTCAAGAAACGAAGCGGGACCCAGAGACCTGTAAAAGGTCCGCTTCTCATTTTCATCCACCCCATTCATGGTCCGGGCGTAAGACCTTCGCAAATATAATGCCTCCTCCACCCGCAGGCTGTCATCAAACCCATGCGAGATAAAAGGAGTCACCATTAAACGGGTACAAAGCTCATGGTACCCGTAAGCCTGGGGATCATGGAGGGCAATTCTGTCGCAAAGCCACTGACGATAATTTTCAACGGCTGCGACCAAGGATCATTCTCCTTCCTCCATACGGATCTCGTAATCAGTTTTGGTAAAATCGTCCCGCCAAAAGGTGATATCGTCCTTGGAGAATTCACGCAGCATTTCGTGAATCTTCAGGCCATCCTCCAGCAAGCCTTCACTCTGGTCGTTCCCTTCCGCATCATAGAATTTATCCTCATCGCTGCGATACCAGACTGAGGTCTTTTCATAATCCGGGCGGGAGGTATAATAATCGTCCTGTGTGATGAAATAGGCCCGGCTGTACACGGTTTCCTCAGGCTCGTCATCCTCAGGCGCTTCCTTGCTGGCGAAGTATTCATCGATCTCCTCGATGTCATCGTCAATATCGTTATCCACGTAATAGTTGTTTTCAGCGATCACCTGTGCGTAGGAGGGCGCTTCTTCCTCCGGTTCTTCCCTGTCGGCAATGATCTCGGCGACCGGTTCCTGCTTTCTGCGGCATTTCCGGCCGATCAGGTAACCGATCAGACCGCCGATAAGCCCTCCACCTCCAAATCCAATCCAAAAATAATTCATTCCGATTCCTCCAAAAAGTAACAGTAGAGCCAGGGGTAATCGAGGATGTCCTGTTCGAACACCCCCGATCCCACGGCATTCAGACCGTCACGCAGTCAAATCTGATCGTAAATCACACCGTCCACGTTGAAATCCAGCAGGACGCGGTTCGACTTGTTCTGCCGCATGGCTCTGGCGGAAGGATTATCCCAGTTATCCAGGCCGAAATCGACGACGTTATCGGTGCTGCCGTCCTTGCTTTCCACCCAGCCTACAAACTGTCCGCAGGAACGATAAGGAATATTATCGGGACCGAACTTCATGCCGAGGGCTTCGTACGCCTCGTTCAGGAACAGGTAACCTTTGAAATGGAGCGTATCAGTCAGCTGCTGACGGACCTTCTGCAGAAAGAACCAGTTTGCTTCAGGATCCGGTTTCCAGTTGCGGCTGGTTTCCTTGCTGAACCACACGGCATAGGGACTGGCATCGGACGACCAGGCCGTGGGCTCCGCGGAAACGGCTTTCACCTCCGCGCCATCGATATTTTCCGCCACGGTTTTGCCTTCCAGGATCTCCAGATCGGCTTCTTCGCCGTATTTTTCCCGGACACGTTCGCGATAGGTCTGATAGGCTTTCTCCGCGGCCTTATAGGACATGGCCAAAGCGGCGGACCGGGCCTGCAGAATATTGAACCCACACAAGATCAGGGTTATACTCAGGGCCAACATGGTGATGGTAGGAATATAGTTCTTGAACAGCTTCCAGCGGGTGCGGTATTTGATGGTACGATCGTCCTTGGCGTGATCCTCGGCCGTGTATTTGACGGCAGGATCATCCTCAAATTCCTGATGACGGGCGAGCGCCTGTTCCTGTTCGTCCAGGATCTCCTCGGCGCGGGTGGTGGCTTTGCAGGCGCAGACCACAGTGCCGATGAATCCCGCAATACCGGAATAGGTCAGGATTTCAGGCAGGTGCTTTTTGCCGATCACCAGCGCTCTGGCTCCGACACGGCTGGCCCACAGGGCAACGTTTGCAAACATGGTTCGATCTCCTTTCGAAATATAATTGTAAAAAGAAGAGGGACGTTTTCAGTCTCCTCTTCCATAATGGGCGGTGTTATTTTTGCGAGTCGGGATGAAGCTTCATGAATTTCCGGACAGCGGTCATGAAGAATGGAACTTCATCCCTGGTGCACTTGATTTCGGTGCCGTTCTTCAGCTTGATGACGTACTTGTCCTTGACTTTGACCTCAGCCTCCATCTCGGTTGTGACGCTGTCGAAGATGCCGTCCACATTTTTCCAGGGATCCGGATCGGAGAACGGCTTTTCCTCAGGCAGCCACTTGCGGATATAATTGTAGTAATTGCCCTTGTTGCCCAGGACTTTCTTCATGAACGCCATGGCAAGGCCTTTTTCCTTGTCGAAATCGTCCTTGTCCCCGCATTTGACCACGGTTTTGGTGCCATCCTTCCAGAACACCACGGTAGCCGGACCGTTCCAGGTGACACGATCGATCTTCATGGCCGGAGGAAGATATGGACGAGCCATTGTCATAGCCAAGTCAGACCTTAGACTGTTGATCAAATTCTCTGCTGTGATGTTGACCGAAAGGTGATCACCGTCATGGTCCGTGACATTTACGTTGTCGGAGATCACACGTTGCTCGGCATGCTGCCAATGGAAGCGGTTGGAATATTCTTCTTCGCACACGTCGCCGCCATATTGGTAACGGGTGAACATGTATTCGTTTTCGCCGTTGAGCCTGACCATATATGCATAGCTTTTTTCCATCACGATGCACATTGGACGGTATTTTGGTCCGAACAGATAATTGTGTTCCTTGGTAATCACCGGAACGCATTCTGCATTTTCAATGTTTTCGGGATTATTCGGTATGCATTGATATCGGTTTCTGGTATATGTCTTCGCATTACGTTCATACAGGTGGATTATATGGCAGTAATTCTCGTCCACAATTGGATCGATCAGGTCGTAGAGCTTGCCTTCATACGCCGCGTAAGCTACTTTGAACTCCGGCCGATTTGTGAATATTACACAGTTTCCGTTGGCTTCCTCTTCCTCGGCGAACTTCTTTTCCGCCATGCAGATGATGAAATTCTGATTCGGCGTGTCCATCAGCTCGATAGACTTCCAGTCGCCGTACAGTTTGATCATGTTTTCTCTCCTCTCCTCATGTCCAGGTGCCAATCGTCACACCCACGATCTCCAAAGATATATGTCTGTCCGCTTGTAGTATAGCCGTCTTGCTTGAAAGAAACGGAGACGGTATCCGCATCGATACCGTCCCAGGTCTCTACGTGTTCCTTCCACGCCGGAAAGAACATCAGAAACGTTTCAAAAATATCACGGTGCCGATCAGTCTTCGGCATGGATATGTACCTCGTTCGCCGTCGCATCGTCCCTGTTTGATTCGGCGCCGTAGCGGTCTTCCCACATGGCATTTGTGCGTGCCTGCACATTGTTCATACGACGATAAAACGCGTCGATGGAATCCTGCAAGCTGTCGATGCGGTCAAAGATTGTTATCTTATCCGCCCGTGTATAAAACCTGCGAGACGGAACAGGCGTGCCGATCATTGACTTCAGGCTTTCGATTTTCTGACGCAGTTTCAGATTGGCGTAGATCAGGATGCCTATGGCAAAGGCGAAGATCATCAGAACGATGACCAGGATGACGGTTCCCAGCATATTCATTCCTCCACTTCAATATCGTCAAACACTACGGGAATTTGTTCCTTGAGGTCTTTAAGCAGGGGGATCATCAGGGCCCGCATATCCGGATGGGCGTCTTTGGCGGTGCGCAGTTTCAGGATATGCCGCCATTCCCGGTAATTGGCCGTGACCACGATTTTGGTAGCCAGGCTTAAAGGCAGGACTGCACGGGCGTTCTGAGCTTTCGCCACACCGCTTTTGACCAGGCTCATGTATACCTTTTCCGCTACCTCGCAGGCGCTTTGCCAGGAATTATAGGCCAGCGTGCCGGGTGCGAACTCGGACGGGGGAATGCAGGTGATCTCGCTGCCGAACTTATCGGCGTTGTAGTTGCACCAGCGGGTACTTTCCTGGGCGAAGGATGCCATCCGGTGCCGGCAAAGCTCATTGGCGATGGCCCGGTCGCAGGTGAACAGCACACTCAGAGACGAATGTTCCAGCATGGCTTCATGTCCGCTGGCAATCAGGCGGCTGATCAGTTTCTTGGCACTCTCAGCCTGTTCGGTGATTAGCCCTTCGGATCGGTAACAGGTTCGGGCGGCCCGTTCGATATCCATCAGTTCGAATTCCGCCCCGTAGCTGATGTCACTCAGTAATTCGTAGCCTGCGCTTCCTACGTGCATAGCGTTTCCTCCCTCTTCCTTTCGGATCCAGAATATAATGCAAATCGTCAATCTGCTTCATGATATATGAAGCCCTGAACGTACCATCCATATCTTCCGCGCACAGGGCCTCGTATATCCGGTCACAGGCGGTCAGGGCTTGCATTTTCCGCTCGTGACTCATGATGGTCATACCGGCGGGGTCTCCTTGACGTATTCATAGGGCGTAACCCCCGTAATATGGCTGCGAAGCACATGTCCGCAGGCCGAGCAGACGATGTTGCATTCCGTTTCCTTCGCCTTTTTCGGATCGTTGTAAATGCCCATGGGCAAAGCGACGTGGCGGGTTTTGGCATTGCAGCGGGGGCAATAGATGGCTGAGGGATTGTTTTTGTTTTCCTTGATATGCCGGCGGCGCTGTTCCCGGTCCATGGGCGCCTGGCTGCGGTTGATCACGGGGTTCTTGGCCGCTTCACGCTCAGCGGCTCTGCGTTGCTGACGGGTCATCATCCTTCCGTCCTCCTTCGTACGAACTGGCGGCGTAGTGCATCAGGACCGCCGTAATGATCGGGTGCTTCAGAATAAACTGACAGATGGCATGCAGCATGGAATATCTCCTTTCCGGGCCGATGCCGTATCACAGTACAGGCTTCATCGGCCGCAAATATCAATCCAGGTACTTGGCGGGCGGCATGTAGATGATCCAGCCGCCGTCACGACGCACGATATCGGCGTTCCTGGCCGTGACCCAGCCCCATTTGTTGTCAATGGACTTGGGCGTCATGCGGAACAGCTCCTTGACCTGGGCCACGGTAACACCGTCGTAGGAATTGTTGAACAAATCACGGATCTGGTTCAGCTGTTCACGGGCATCGTTCTCATACTGGAACCAGAAATCGTCAAAGTTGATGCCAGGGCGTACAGGGCTGCCATCACGCCGGGTGGTGGGACGATCGTAGGGCACCAGATAGCCCGAATCCTCCCGATTGCTGGCAGCGCGCCGAGCTCCGGGGCCAAAGGTACGGTCCACGATGGCATAGCCGGATTCGCGGAACAGACTTTTGACCGACGGAATGGCCACATCGAACAGCAGATACTCGGGGATCGACTTCATATCATCCCCTATAAAAGCCTCTTTAATTCGCTTCCAGAGGCTCTTCTTACGGACCTGGTACTTTGGTCCAGAAGCAGGCTGCGGAGGCTTGGAGGGCCCTTTAACGGGCTCTGAGGGGCCTTCTGGAGCCTGCTTTTTGCTTGCCGCAGAATTAGGCGGCAAATCCTCGCGAGGAATATCCAAGGCGAGCTCCACGGGATCGTCGGTATCAATCATCGTCGATTGCTCCTTTCACTTTTCCTTTGTTATACGAGTCCATCACGCTGTCCACGAAGATATCGGTCGCTTCACCAGCCAGCATCGTTCCGGCTCCCGCAATGCCAATGGCGCCCACAAATGTGCAGGCGCTGACCACCGGGCCGTTTTCCGTGTCCACCAAATTGGACGACATCCAGCCCAGACCGAACGCCGTCATGCCACGAAGCACGATCTTGATTTTATCCGCTGTGGTGAACGCGGTCCAATCGTTTTTCGCGTCCTGATACGTATTGACCACTGCATTTTTGATAGATTTGAAAAGTCCCATATATGTTACCTCCCTCAAGATTGATGAATATGAATGTGAATTTCGTCTCCGGAATGATGGGGCGACGCATTTACGCCGTTTCCCCGGCCGCAGAGCATCAGGGCAATGAACATGAGGCCCTCTACCACCACAGAACCGGTGAAGATACGGCCTTCATTGGACGATTCGCGAATATAATCAGTCGCTTCGTCCCGGATGCTTTCGACCACCTTGCGCTTTAACCGTTTGAACATGGAACGTCCTTTCTCGAAGACAAAAAGAGCGCTGTAAATTGCTCTACAGCGCTCTTCGCTTCGGTCACTCAGGTTTGTCCAGAATTTCCTCAACAGAGGGATCGTCCGTGGTAACTTCCGCTACCGGTTCTTCGGCTTCGTCCTTATCCATGTACACGTACTTCGTGACCTCGTGGACGGGCGCGTCTTTCTGTCCCAGCTTGTAGCCGCCAAATCCGGCGCCTCCTACAAGAGCCAGGCCGCCAACGATCTTGCCGGCGCGCTTGATCTTCGGATGGGTATCCATAAAGACCTTCGTGCGGTCAGCAAACCGCTTATACCAGGGCTTCTTTTCGGGGGTTTCCGGGTTGGGGTTCGGGTTGGGTTCAGGCGTTCCATTTCCGGGGTTCGGGTTGGGATTGGGATTGGGATTGCCGTGATTTCCGTTGTTGTTAGCCATTGTGGTTTTCCTCCTTAAATATTCTGGTAGAACATAAGTTCTCCATTATCAGAATTGATTTTTTTGCGAGTTTTTCAGCAAACCATGCCGTGGTTGTAATGCTCGGCCAGATCGTAGAATATCACCACGCAGGGATAGCCGTTGGTGGCGCGCTTAGTGGTCCAGGTCAGGTCCATGCGCTCATCCACGGTCCATCCGGCGTCCCTTCCGCAGCCGGCAATGGGCAGGCCGATCATTTCGTAAAAGTCGTTCAGGGATATGTACATATTGTGTTCCAGCAGTTCATTGACTCGGTTTTTGGCCTCCATGATGTTATTCAGATTGCCCATCCAGTAACGGTCTGAATAATCGTCATAGCACAGGTATTCGTCCTTTCCGGGCACCATATTGGGCGGAACAGGGTGGTCCACGAGCTTCTGTTCAATGACGCGGTTGCGGATCGCCTCGTTTCCTTTTTCGCCGACGGCTTCGATGACCTTATCCTCATATCGTCGCAGCGCCTCCTGACTGGACGAATATAATCCAGCAAGGGCCAGGTTGCGTCCCGTACTGATCTTTAACGACAGGAACATGCAGGCAATGGACAGTGTCAGGCAGATAGCCGGGGCCAAATATAATTTCCATACGGTTTTGACGATTTCGCGGGGTGTCAGTTCTACCTGATCGGGGCTGACCTCCTCCTGATACGCGATTTCGTCTTTGCGTTCTGCCAGCAGCTGTTCGGCCTTAGTGGTGGCCTTAACAGCCATGACGCAGCTGCTGACTGCGCCGGCGGCCGCGGTAATGACGAGGATCAACGGAGAATGACGGCCGGTGAACGCCGCCGCTTTTCCCAAAGCGCTGGTCGGTGAAATGGGCAAATGAAACATGAGATCTCCTTTCTGCATAGCGAAGGGAAAGGGCGCTGAATGCCTCCTTTCGGGTCCTTTCCCTTGGGTTGGTTCAGCGTCCTATCCGCTTGTTGAAGATTCGGTTAATTTCTTTTTTCTCCAGATACTCCTGGATATGGGTCACGATGTGGTCTGATCCTTCAGATATAATGGTTCTCACGATCTTGTACCCGCCAAATGCAGCGGTCGCGATCAGAATGAACCATAATACGTTCAGGAATCGGTCCATCAACCATGCCAGCATAGCTTCAGTTCCTCCTTTCGTAGAATTGAGATTCACTTCATCTCATAAAAGGAAGAAAATAATTTGCGAGAAAAAGAGGAGAGGGGCTGATTTCTCAGCCCTCTCCAGAGTTCCTTAGAATTTGAAAATGTTCAGCATACGTGTTCCCTGACTCAACAGGTTTTCACCGATGCGCTGGGCCTTGCCGGAAATGGCCTCGCCCTTGTTATCCAGGTAATAGTTGAGCCCGATCAGGCCCGCGATGGTGGCTCCTGTCGCGATCACCTTCTTGGTTTCCGGATGAACCCTACGACGAATGGTTTTGTCGTTGGACATCTGGGTTTGCAGGGTAGTGATGCGTTCCAGGATCTCTCCATACGCGGGATCTCTCGGATCCAGCAGTTTTAACTGGCCACACAGGCGATTGACCTCCTCCCTCAGGTTGTCGATCGGCTTTGGTTCCTTGTTTTTTCTGAACCACATAGTTGTGCCTCCTTTCATATTCGGAGTTTCCTCCATAATCAGCGCGAAGTTTTTTGCGATTCTCTGGCGAGGCGGCGCTTGACCCGGTCCGTCACGAATTTTTTGGCGATAAAGCGGAGGGCTTCCTGACTGTTTTCGCTGAAATTTTTCAGTTTATCAATACCGTAGGCGAAAAACATGATCTTTGTGCCGACATAATCGCCCAGCGCGAAGAGGGAAATCAGCAATATAATCAGCATCAGGCCGTTAAGAATCGCCATGTTGAGCCTCCTTTACCTGTTCGTCGACAACGGCCCATTCGTACAGCACGCATCCTGTCTGGAAAATGCTGGTGAACAGACCGAATAGAAAGCTCAGAATGCAGGCGATGACAGCAATCCAGTGCATTATCGCATCCTCCATTTCTCCAATACGGTACTGAGGATCGCGATGATCACCAGCACCACCATACACAGAAAGCCGAAGCCCAGTACGCCCATAAAGCATGTGGCACAGAACTGGATGAAACTCCAAAGCAGGTTCATGCCACCGCGCCTCCCTGAAGATTCCAGCCGCCCAGGGAGTTTAATACGTGCGTGCAGGCCACGCGCAGAAGCCGGTTATGAAATTCGTCCTTATACTTGAACATGGCGTGCACTCGGGACGAATCGACGCCCAGGATCTGGGACATTTTGCGTACAGACAGTCCGTTCACATACATGGCGGCCGAGATTTCATCGATGGTCAGGATCCGGATCTCGGCGATTTTCGGATCGTGATTCCACGCAGTGTCCGGATTAAGCATTGTAGTGATCGTAGTCATGACGTTTCCTTCTCCTTCCATTTGACAGGCTTGGTCGAATAAGTATTGGTTGGATATTCCAGGCATTCCCGGCATGGCAGATCAATTTCCGGCGTCTCAAAATCCTTACAGGACGGACACCATTTCTGAAAGTCAACTAATTTGTCACCAAGTTCGTTCATAAATATAATACCTCTTTTACACTTCAATTCTTGCGGACGATTGCTTTTTATCCTTGATTGTATCGGAGCATTCAAGCATGGTCATACGGATCCCCACACAATCGCCGGCGCCTTCAATGAACGCGTCCGGATGCTGAACCAGCCAGGTATGCATGTGCGCCGATACTTCAGGCAGTGCCATGGGTCCGAGTTCTTGATCGATTTCTTCATAGCAATCGTCATTATCCGGATAGTACCAGGTCGACGCAACGAAGTAAAAACTGTTAGCATTCATTCAATTACCCTCCTCAGAATATAACATCTGTTTTGCCGCCGTTGGTACCGTGGCGGGCCCCGATGATGGTTTTTGTGTGAGCGCCGCTGCCGAATTGGACCATATCGCAGTTCCTGGGCGTATACACCGTAGGCAGCGTTTTGCCGTTTTCGCGGTGCTTGTTAATGATCCGGCGAAAAGCGTTCCGGTCAATATCCGTCAGGCACTCGTACCATTCGGAATCAATAAAACGTTCCAGTTCTTTCCGACTGCACATGCTGTCTACGGCTGCCAGATCCAGCGGGTCCTTGCAAACATCGAAGTAATCGGCTGCCGCACGGGTCATGATGGCGGCCATCAGGTTTTTAACACCTTCGTCATCCAGTGCGTCGCTATTCGGAAATGCTTCTCGAAATGTCGGCAGATCGTCCGCGGGGCATGGCGCCGGTAACTGGATGGATAAATCGGCTTTCTTCTTTTTTCGGTTGGCCAGGCGAGTAATGTTGTAAATATGATTAAAGCTTGCTTCCATGGACCGATGCCTCCTTTGATAAAGTGTTATTTAAGTCAATGCCTCTGCTTTAATCTGCTCGATCATGCGAATGAATACTGCTGTTTCTTGGAATCCTCCGATTGGTACGCCGCTGTTTATCTTGTCGTATTTATCAAGTGCTTCGTCAACATATTCAGCACCGATGTTCTTCTCAACCCACACAGCAACTTCTTTTCGGAGGTCGTACATCCCATGCTTTTTGCGGAATCTTTTGAACAACATATAAACTCCTATTTAAGTTAGCGCTATTGGCATTATTGCTTCTGTATCGTCAGTATTTCTTTCTATTTCTTCCATCAGATGGACAAGAAAACGGCATTCATCAGATTGTCCGCCTTCGGCTCGAATCCTGTTCCAATGAGCCTTGATCTCAAGATAAAGTTCGTCAATCCAATTTTTCGTGTTTTCAATTGGCGTTTTTGAAACGTTTTTCTTTTCGTTCAGTTCACGCAATTCTTCGATCCATTCTTTGGGAATCATCCATCTTATACTCCTTTTTTTTTCGAATGGCTGTCCGAGAAAGAAAGAAGAGGGTTTTAGCCCTCTTCAGAGTCCTCCTCCTTTGTTTCAATCAGCTTGATATAGCCGTTGTCGATCGCGTCACCGATTGTCTTGGTGACGATCTGACGCAGAATCTTGGCCTTATCCGCCATCACGACGTGGCAGGCAGATGACATGAGATCGTACACGTTGATTTCGACTCCGTATTCGGGAATCGGGATCATGGTGTCGACCACCTCATGCATCAGCTGCTTCATGTTGATGGTGTCAAGGTTCAGTTCTCCGGCCAAGTCGTCATAAGCTTTGATCAGCTTGCGATTGACTTTGGCGATCAGCAGTTTCTTGGCAGCAGGATTGAGTTCGACAGTGTTGGTAGACATAGTGTTCTCTCCTTTCTTATTGGAAGGTGTAATATCGTTTCCTTCCATTATAAGCGTAGAAAAAAATGCGAACTTTTTATCGTTCGCATCACGTTGGAGCATTTATCTTCGTCGGCTGTTTCCAATGCCAAAGAGTGCCAGGATCGCCATCATGATCCACAGAAGACCTTCCTTTACCAGGGTGATGCCTCCCGCGAATAACAGGATGCCGATCAGGAACAAAATCAATAAGGCCATTGTATTTCCTCCTTTCGGTTCAATGTGTTATACTCCATAATCAGAAGAAAATATAATGCGAGAAAAAAAAGAAGGGGCGTATAGCCCCGGTTCCCAAGCTGATTAAATCTCGCTTGAGAACGGATATACGTTCCCTTCGTGGTTGATAGTGCCACCGTTTCGGATGATCATTTCCTGATACTTAATATTGTTGTGCAGTTTCTTGGTGCGGATGCGTTCCGTGATTTGATGCAGCACATTGACCAGCAGCTTGAGCTGTCCGATGATGAAGATCCCGACGAACAGGGCGGCGATGATATAACTTACCCAATCGGTTGGGTCATACCAGCGCACCTTATCCATACCGAGTCTTACGAACATCGCGGCAAACAGGCTGTCGACAAATAGTGTTACCATCAAAACAGTGATGCGGAATCCGTAGTAAGATACCTTAGACATTGTTTTTTTCATGGTGATGTTCCTCCTGTAAGGTGTGATAGAGGATCTCTCCTCTTCATTAAGAGAACGAAAAAAATTGCGAATCACTCGGTGGGATCAGGCAAAAAAAAAGAGGCTGACGGATTTGGACCGTCGTCTCCGCCAAACGCGGTGTCCTCTCGTTGGACGATTTCGGGCCTCATGGTTCTTGTGACTTCACGTGTCCGGGTTTATACTCCGCCTCTTCATAAAGAGAGCAAAATATAATGGGAGGCAAAAAGAAGGAGCGGTTAAGCTCCCTCATAGAATACATTGAGAATTCCTTCAAGCAGACTTACATTGTAATAGACATATACGTGCTTTTCGTCAAATTTGATCCATCCGTCGCTGACTTCTTCCAGTACTTCAAGGTACTTCTGATTGTCGAGCATTTTTGTTTCCGGGTCTTTGTGCAGTACTTCACGGATATACAGATCCACATAACGGACGTAATCACAGAAATTCATGATATGGTACCATTGAAGCTGGCCCTCATCGCCCCAGGTATTATCCGTATCAAAATCGAAAAATGTCGTTTGATACCGATTACTCCATTCGGCTTGAGGGTCCCAGAATTCGTGGGTACTCTTTCTTGAATTCATGATCGCGTCGTTTTTGGCCTGCAATCCGATAGCGTATGTGATACTCGTCACAGCAGCAATCGTCAGTGCAATGATTGCGATAGCGATGAATTTCTTGTTAGACATAGACATAAGTTTGTCCTCCTTAAAATAAGTCGTCGATAGGGTTAAATTCCCTTCATTAAGAGGGCGGAAAATCTTGCGAGGGTAAAAAGAAGGACGGCAGATTTTTCTGCGCCCTTCCGATTGGACATCATTCGTCCAGCAGTTTTTCGATTTCCTTCAGCTCTTCGATGAACTTGCCGATGCTCTCTTTATCGATGATGCCGGTGATCAGACCGTTCTTCATTTCCACGTTGAGGGACTTCGTGTTGACCTCGTAATCGCATAAAGTCCCACCTAGGCTGTAAACGACGGTTTTGTCCAGTACGCGCAGGGCGTTGTGAACAGACGCTTCGTTTACAACAGGATCGGGTTCCTTATTCGCTACGGGGATTCCCATGGGTTCCTCGTGGGGTTTGTATTCGATCTGAATCCGGTTAATGGGATTCGGTTTGTTCTGTGCTTCGGCGTTCATCACGTCAAAGGATTTCTTACCGATATAACGGTATACTGTAGACACAGCGATATCCAGTCTTTGTGCTATCTGCTTATTGGTTAATCCCTGCGCGCGCAGCTCACGCAGTTCAGACATGCTGATATCTTTACTCAGCTTTCTTTTTCCATAGATAAGACTCATGATCTTACCCTCCTTTGCTTTAGTAGATGTTTCCATCTCCATAAGGAGGGCTGAATATCATGCGACTTACTCAGTCTTGATGGTCCGGACGCTGACCAGGATCTTCTCCCCGTCCTTCATATCGGAAGGCTCTTTGGGCAGTTCGATATAGCTGTTGGCGGGATTCTGTTCATCCAGTACAACAGCGCCGGTCATGGGATCTTCCTTTTTCCCAAACAGCCCCTTGATCGCGTCAAAGCCACCGTTCGCACTGAGACTGACGGCAACCGCATTGACCGCGTCCAGCAGAATATCATTCCAGGTGAAGGTGTTGCTGACCAGTTGCCCCACCACCAGAATGGCAAAGGCGAAGACGAAGCTGATCAGCTGTGCGGGAAGATTCTTAAACAGTTTCTTGGCAAATTCGGTCAGGATCACAGTACCCGCCATACAACCGGTAAAGGTAGCCAGCATCTGCCAGGTAAAGAAATTGTCCATCATTCAAAATCTCCTTTTCTCAAATATAATTGCCGCTGCGGTAGCGAGGTTCCCGGATATAGTGGTATGAACTTTTGGAAGGGAGGCGATGATCCGGTATGGAGACCCGCGAGCGGACTTAGCAGACATACTGCCATGACCCTACTCCAGGCGAAAATCATTCAATTCCGAGATAGGTTTTGAATTCGGGAAGGGTGCCGGTTGTATTTCTTTCTTTTTCAAGTTCGAAGCCAATCCAGTCCCATTTGGTAGTATTCCCGCTCTTAACCACGATATGGTGAATACCGATATCCAGCAAACCAAGGTCCATGGTTGTCGATGTGATCGGAATATCTGTGCCGTCAATGACTGCATGCTGGGCGCCGACTGCAAAGCAATAGCTTGTTAGATTAAGCTTGCAATTTGACTTGTTGTAAATCCAGAAGTCCATCATGACGCTTTCAGCAGCTTCCGAACGGGTGTAATTGACTGCCATTTTGAAGGCTTTCGTTCCGGTATATGGTGTAAGCTTCTCTTCATACACTTCGGATTTAATATACTGATCAATGAAAGTCAGCAATCTGGAATCTGTGACAGTAATGCAGCGGCGAATCATGCTTGCGAACAGGAATTGAGCCTCAAGTTTAGTGCCGAGGTCATTGAAATGCAGACGATCAGGAATAATCTGAGCAGCCGTATAGCCGGAATATTGCAGCAAGTGAGCACCAAAATTGTTCATATCGATTAGTTCGATATTGAATTCCTCAGACAATTCTCTCATGACCTGGTTTGCAATGACTTCCGCATGGTACGCCGTGCGAAGCTTCAGCGTCGATAACCGTTCCATGGTATACGGCGCAACCAATGCCTGCGTTGTCACAAAGAATGGCTGAATACCGTGATCATGCAGGAAATTAATAACATAGATAACATTATTCCGGAATTCCTGGTAGAACATGTGGGACATGCTATAGTATAGATTCCGGTCGTTAATACCATACGAAAGGCCGACGAGTTTAACATCCGAATACACGCCGCTGATCAGCTGTTTAAGCTTCGGAATGATCCATTCGTACTGTGTGCCGCTGTATGCCATGTTATATACACGGGCATTTGACACATTAAGTTCTTCGCGAATCATCTGCTGCAGAATATAAGAGTAGGATGTTGTCAGCTCGTAGTCGATGCTACCGTATGCCCCCTCTGCCTCGTCTACGGTCTGATGAGCGGTTTCAGCTGCCCAAAGCGATGTTCCGGCGCCTTCGCATGTGCTGTCTCCGATGAAACCAATAGGGAATTTTTCATTGTGAGACCAGTGCCAGATCGCATCGGAAAGCGTATAAAGCCGGTTATACTTCCTGGCATTCACGCCATAAATATAATAGTCTTCGTTCCGCAGTTCCACGCTGCCTTGAACGACCATCATTCGTTCGGGAGCATCGCCGCTTGTAGCGTATGCCTGGCAGAAACGCATGGCAACGGCGCCGCTCGGAACCGTAAAGCTTCCGTTTTTATTAGATAGAGAAGATACGATACCGTGATTTGCGTTGTAGAATACAATAAGCTCCGCTGCGAAAGGGCCAATCCAATATGTTGCTCCTGCTGTAACTGGAATCTTGTGCGACACAAATTTCTTTGAATTGACATACAAATTGTTGGATGTCGCTTCCATAACATAGCCATTCAGAATATCTTTGGCATTAAACAGATTCGTGCTTGGCTTGAATGTTACATTCTGGATCGATTCCGGTTTTACGGAGACAGCTGTTGTTTCTTTGTACCGCTCATACGGATAAAAATCATCAGGCATTTTCGACGTATTGATGATCATCAGCCCATCGACAAGCCAGTCCTTATCTGAGAATCGAATATAGCGGACTCCGCTTTCCGCTGTGTACGTATAAACTTTACTTTTATCAGCGATAAACGTTTTGTTTTCGCTGTACGTACAGAAATGAGCATCACCAGTATACGAGTTTTCTTTGGATGTCCCAGCGTAAATTTTATATACTTGGCCGGGGGTTACCTCAATATAATCCGAGTAGAAATAGCCGGAGAGGTTCATCGGAGAACCGAGGTGATTAAGCCAATATCCGCGGGTAATTGTATTTTTATCAAATAGGTTGATACTTTGAGCAATGACCGCGTCTATACCTTTGATATCATCACTTGTTGTCATCCGAACCCATGGCGATTTCTCAGAAGACTGGTTCAACTCCCAGGCAGTATATGCATGCTGAAGTGCATTCGTATAAGTGTATTTTACGAAAATGCCATTTGGGTAGATCGCGGTTTCCTTAACGAGCATGCCATATACGCCATACTCCGGTAAATCAGTGACGTGCGAAGCCGTTATATTGCTCGCAATACCAAAGATACGATTCAGAGGCCAATTCTCGACACTGCTGCCAAATGAAGACACGTTCGAAGGCATCACCTGGCCTGCTGGCATAATAGCCCCAATAACTCCGGCATTAGTCTGTGCCTGCGTCTTCTGCGCATCGGTCAGGCTCTGAGAAATATCAAACCGCAGCGCACCGTTTTTGACTGCCTGTGCCTCCTCTGTCGCTTCCACCATCTGCTCGTATTGGGAAATGATTTGAGAAATATCCGGTACAGGCAACGGGGGAGTGACCTCAGAATCCGTCCGGGTCCGGTGAACATAGCCGTAAAAGACGGCCAGAACCTTTTGAGGATTGCCGTCCTTATTGTAAATGGTCACCTCGATCGAGCCCACCTGGCTGTAGGCTTCGGCGGGCAGCAGGACGGATGCTTCGTTATTATCATCGCCGCCGATCGTGCCCTGGATCGCGGACAGGGTGGTGCCGTCCGGAAATTTGACATAAGCGCCCACGGTGCCAGATAAAGCACGGGGCACGCCATTTTTCAGCACCCGGATGCCCAGCAGATTGGCCTGGTTATCCTGGGTAAAGAACCCGTTTTCTACCGGAATGGTGCGCGGCCCGGCAGTCAGGTCGATATTAGCCCATTTTTCAAAAGGTTCAAAAGGCATGGCCGTCGCTCCTTAACGCATGGGATAATGCGGACCATAACCCTGAGGGACGACAGGCATATACATACCGTTGTTTTCCGTAGTCATTGTTGTTTCTCCTTCATAATGTTTTTTGTGTTGTAAAAATTGGATGATTGCGGAACTATCATATTGAATAGCCCAAGGGAATCACCCTCTTTTTAAGTAAAATATTAAAAGCTCCCATATATCATTTCAGGGAGCTTTTAAGCGAAATTGAATGCTGAAACGGCTGTTACCTCTTTATCGGGTTTTTAGCCTTTCCCGGATCGTGGGAATGCGTTTGCCCTCACGCTTTACTGGTCATTTAACAGTCATACGGAGACTGCACCGTAGAGACTAAAAGTGTTATTTAAGTTCGTTCTTTAGGTGTAAGACCATGATCTACACACCAGTCTCTGGCTTTCTTCGCTTCGATTGGTTTACAAATAAAGTGATAAAGCACTAACCCAATGCAGATACCTATAATTGTGTACATAGCTCACCTCAAGTGCCCTTATACCAACATTTCAAGGTCTGCGATAAACGGATAATGATCACTTGAAAGGAGCGCATACACATCTGGAACAATCACATTTTTAATCTTGATATTGCCCTTGACAAGTACATTGTCAATTTTGTGATAGTAACTGCTTTCAAGATTATAGGTGTCGAACGTACCAAAATACCCACCGTTTGCAACGGAGTAGTTATAGCTTTCAGCGGTTGAAACGAGGGCGGTATGCTCCGCTTCGCTGATTACATTGGTGTCAATCAGTATTACGACATTGGTCTTGTCTGTATATCTTTTAAGAAGATTCTCAAAAGCCTCTGACCTCACATCCGGGTCGCGTCCTGCCGCAATCGCACCAGCTACCACAACAAGTTCAGTATTTTCAACATCTACATAATATTCAACGAAAACGCCACCAGTAACGGTTTCTGCGTTGTTTTTGGTGTAGAAGTTTGTGAAACTGCGTTTGTCGTAGTCAGATTTTATAGCAATGTCAACATCTGTATCTTCTCCGTTGAAGAAATACAGCTTGTCAAACAGTGTCGCGTTAGGCGCGTAAGTTGAACCGCTGTCGATGTAATCGATGTATTCTTCAAGACCGCAGATGTCGGGACGGTATTCACCAAGGAACTTTTTATAGTTTGCGATTTTCGCTTCTACATCAGTAGAAAGTCCGCCAGAATGGCCCCAGTTAAAACCTCCAATGTTATACTGCATAACTCTGATTTTTTGGGGCTGTCTCTTCTTCGTGAAAACCGTCACCTTAATGCCAAGAGGCGGGACATTCGTGAGTTTTACAAACGCACCGTTTCCGCTGTTGTTTGTGATGGAGCGTTTGTTGCCCGAATACGGGCTGAGTTCCCACGAGTTGAGGACAGTCGTTCCGTCAGCCGCATACATGGTGAGCGTGTTGTTTTCAAAATTTGAACCATCAAGCGTTGCAATCTCAAATGCGTTTTTGTTGGGAATACTAAGGGTGGTTATTGCCGTGTCGTATAAAACAACATATTCATCGGTTACGCCATTATCAATAAGCGCATTACGCAGAACGTCGATGTCATGTCTGTTGTTTACCATTGGGCTGTTGGTATTCTGCCATTCCGCAACAACATAATTCGATAACTCACTCTGTGCAATAGCGGTCGAGTATGCACCGAATCGGACGAAAGCGGTATTAGCGTTGACGGGATAAATCGGGGACGTTGTGCCGTTGTTTGAGGTAAGATAGTTGAAATCTTTGTCATACTCAAACAAATAAATAATTACCGTGTTGATAGTGGATTTAAGAGAGACTTTTTTCCCGTATGTTGGCGTAAATCCGACAGATCGCTGGTTTGAATCTCGCCAGTTATCTTCGCCAGTATTTCTGTCGATAAACCCGTTAACCCATGTAAGCGGAATTTGCGTTGTTTCGTTTTCGATTACGCTGATTACAGAGTTATCAATTTTTTCAGAAGCATTGAAGGCGCTCCTTAAGCTGTCCACCTCATCACTGAGGGCAGTATAGTCATCAGGGATGCTGTCCCTAGTTTCAGCCCCTTTAGCTTCAATGGCGGTCTGCTGTGCTGCACCAGCGGCTGTAATGGCAGCTACCTGTTCTGAAGTTGTAGTTTCTGAGATCGCGTCAATGCCTACATATGCGCCGCTTGCGTCTTTATACTTCATCGCTGCACTTTTAATCGTAACTGGCATTTTAACACCCCTTTCATAAAATTTGATTTTAGATAGAGCTGCGGCTACGAACTACAGGTCCATCGGCCTGTTACAACCTCGCCGCTATGGTTTCTGCCTGTATTATACCACACCACTTTGGGTCAACCGCGTTTTTACCAGGACCCCTGAGATGAGTTAAAGTGTTATTTAAATCATCAGGTTTTACTTACTAAAGGTGTCCAATTGCTAACTACAACGCAGGATGCCACCCCGCATCGTTACAACCTCATTGGATGCCTTGGCAAGGCGGTTTCAAAGCAATTGCATATGTCCCCAAGTGGTGCGCTTGAATCAGAGGCGTATGAGGAACGTGTGGTGTCCTTTAAGGTGTTATTTAATATCATTCGACAGGCTCATTAACGAGCATCGCCCCGATAATAGCACTTGCAATTTTCCGACCGCCAGCGCTGTTCGGGTGAATCGTATCGGACAGATACTGCGTATATGTGATAGGATTGATGCCGGAATTGTGGTAAATATCGGCAACGGGAAGCCCCCACAATTTCCCTATATCAATACAGGCGTTCGCAAAACTTTCCATTCTGCTGTAATTCGTCCCGGCATAACTGGTATCGCCACAGAAACCGCACGTCATAAGCAGAATATAAATCGGTTTTGTCGTACTGACTCGTGTTACGTTGGAATAATCAACATCCTGATAGTACCCGTTGCCGGATGCGCTGAATTTGTAAAACAGTTTGGAAATCAGCACATTATACGCGCCGACAAATGTACTGGTATCATGATTATCCCTTGAAACTTCTCCAATTGTCCTGCTCGATGCGCAGTCATTCGTGCCGCCCATGATCGTTAAAAAGTCAGTATCTGTTGGGATCGCGTTGACCCGTGCATCCTGCCAGAAAGAATTCGCGCCATCCCCGCCGACATGCGTCCCGCCAATACCGCGATTCGTAACGCTGAAAAACGGGAACCGCGCCCGTATAGAATTGACCCACATCGCCTGTTCTGTTACGCTATCACCAAGCGCGGCAAACTTCTTACCGTAATACCACGAACGGTATTCCTTCTGAATATCTCCGTTATATGGAAGGTCTTCTGCATCCAATTTGAACGTATAAAGGAACGCCATCAGGTCATCGTTATCTGTGGTATCGAATATCTGAATCTCGGCGATTGTTTGAGCATTTCCGGAGGTCTTTTTGAAATAGAAAGTACCGTTTTCTGTCGCGGTAAACGTGGCAATATTGTTTGATCCCAATTCGCTACCTTTCCACGCCCCGCTGGCTATGATGCCGACTTGCGCATACGCTCCGACAAGTCTTGTATATACAACGGTGTACCTATGACCACTCAGGCCCGTTACACCCATGCTGTCAAAAGTATCAGCACCGAAGGAGAAGTTCGTCAGCGTGTACTGCGGAACAGGCTTCACGCCAGCAATGCCCTGAATCTGCGGGATTCCCACTTGTTCATTGATGCTGTAAATAGGGTCATAATAGCGTTCAAACGTACTGCTTGTTACAAGGCTTGTGAAAATGCCATAAATCCGATTCTGATTCTCAAAATGCGCTCTCGCAAGATTGAACCGGATGTATTTTGCATTTCCGTCTGAGATCGTATACGGATTGGTTAGCGTGTCCCATGCCAGACCACGGATGAAGGTCTTGTTCTGGTCATACACGCAAAGGCCAGCGTTGTTTCCTACGCTCGGCGTGATGATTGTTACAGAGGCTGTCGAAATCTCATAAAGGGCTACATAGATGCTGTCGTTTTGCGAAACTTCGATGAAATCAGAAACAACGTAGTCCGTTTGCGATGTATTAACATTGCCCGTTGCGGTATTCAACATCCCGATGACCGTTGTTTCCGGATTCCATAGGTTCGTGCTTTTCTGCTCGTCTGCAATGTTGTCAAAGGCGCTCTTTAAGCCATTGAACTCGTCATAGGTCGGGACCTGAATCTCCTGAGCGGCACTGTCAGGGATCCAAAGTTTATTGGTGTCAGAAGTGGGCTGCGAGCTCTGAACGGCGATGATATTGGCCTTAAAATCATCGTTAAGGGCTTTCGCCATATCAAAATTTACTAATTTATCTCCTGTTGCCATTTGCTGTTGCTCCTTGCATCTGAGTTTGGGTGTTCTGAATATCCTGCTGGGTGATGCCCCTTGTCCGCTGCAGATACTGCATGATCAAATTCGGATTATTCATATACTGATCGGGGATATCCGGGAACTTCTGCTTAACAAATGCGGCCGGATTCTGCATGGCGCTCATCACCATCTGCATCCGCTGCATAGGGTTCATCCACATGACTTACACCAGGACCTGAGCTTCTATGCCTTCCAGGCCGGCACGGGTCTCCACGATCCCTGAGGGGACGAACATGGTGTCGGTTACTGCGTCGTCGATGTCGCATTGAAAATGACATTTTGGACAGGCGACGATATCAATAGAGCCCATGGAATTAGAAAACGAAAAAGCGCTGTTCATCGGTGTGCCACAATTAGGGCAAATCTGAATACGCATTTCACAAACCTTCTTCCGGCTTTAGTTTGTCCGTGATCGGCAGCTTTTGCACCTCATCCATAATCCTTTTGGCTGATCCGTTGCCGCCCATCTTGGCATAGGGCTTGTATAAATAATCATGCAGATTTTCATACTCGTCCTTGGTAATGTACCCGCGATTGACGTACTTCATACCCAGATTGATGATGCGATCGTGTCCGAGCCCCACCAGCATCTGCGTCCGCACGTCCTTCTTATCTGCCCGGTGCTGCAAAAATGCCCAAAAACCGCTGGACGCCAGCACCGCACACACAATGGTAATAATCATCTGAATCCATGTTTCCATAAATATAATTCACCTCAATATGAGCGATTTCGTAAATTCATATTCCTATAGTAATCGCCGTTAGCTTTTATCTTTTCTTTTTCGGATATGGTATGCGTGCCAATCTCGAACATAGTGGAAACTGGTTCGTAAATCACAAGAGGTGCCACGCCCTCAAGTGCGTATTTTTCTTGGCCGCCGATTCCGGCTTCATCGAGTAATGCGTTGTAACCACGCGATTTTAGTTCTTTGGCAATAGCGGCATGAAGTTCCGGATTTCCTCCAAGCGACTGAAAAGCCTTGAATACAGCGTCTTGAACCGGCACTTTTTTAAGATTTTTCAGCGCTTTATCAAGGTATTTTTGTCCGTCTCGGATAAAGTTTTGATATTTATAGTAGTAATCGTAGTTTTTTGAGGAATCGGTCAGAGCGCTGAACACCTCTTGGTTTGAAGGACTTCCTTCAACTTTCCATTCGTCGAAGTGTTCTTTGAACCAAATGTCAAGCGCTTTCGAATAAACTTTCGGCTGCTCTTTTAAGATTTTTTCAATTATCTGGTGCTGCTCGTTCTTGCTCGGAACTTTCAAATCGGTCTTAAGCGCATAGGACTTTTCGTGTATATCTCCCGTTAAACGCCGCCAATTTCCTCTTCGATAATTGTTTCGATCGACATCAAGGAACGTCACATATTTATAGCCGTCAAGCGATTCGTTTGGATCCTTGGTTGTACGGTATAGAGTCGTGCCTTTTTTAAGCGTAAATCCATTGTCGTACTTGTAAATCTTTCCTGGTTTCAGTGTTTCTTTATTGGCCAGTCTCTGCTCTTTTTGGGCTGCACGATATTCGCGCCTGGTCATATCCAAAGGATAAGGCGGACCGTTTTTTATGCCCCATTTCATTCCAACTACTCCGTGATGTACAAGATAGTTGGCTGGAACACGGATCTCCATTTTTTTACATCCCCATATAAAGTCTTCCAACAAAATCTTTAATATTGTCCTCATCGAACTCGACGCTCATGCCTTTTGTGTCTGGGCCGATATTATCTTCAAGAATCACCGACACATTGCCGTTGCAAACTTTAATGGTCAGCGCTTTATCCTGTTCATACAACGTATACTCAGATACGATCATTCAAATTTCCACTCCTTTACAGGCAGCGGGCATTCGATCATCCAGTCATTCAACAGCTGCTTCAGTTCTTTTTCATCATGACCATCCTCCACAGGAAGACAAACTACTGCTATTTTGACCGGATTTTTAACGCCCTCGCCAGGATTCAAATAGGGCTCCAGCGCTTTCCACGTCTGAGGCCCGACGATGCCGTCAGCCTTAAGGCCGTTGTCCGTTTGGAACATTTCAACCATCAGTTTTGTCTTCGGACCGAAAGCGCCGTCTTCGTCAATAGCTTTGACGCCGGAATTCCATACATTCAGGGCGTGCTGCAGATCCTTGACGTCCGCGCCATAGCATCCGGTCCTCAGCATGCGCCGTGTCTGGCTCGGATCAATCTTAGGGATGGCGTCAAAGGCATTCGTATAGTCCACATCCTTAAGCTCGCCCCATTCGTCCCAATGATCCGTCCGGCTGATGGTCACACCGTATTGAGTTCCCTTTGCTTCAATCACCATATCATTGCCCACGTAAAGGCCGATGTGGTGCCGATTGCCGTCCCGCAGCAGGAATAAGGCGGTGCCAGGCTTCAAAACTTCGCCATCTTCACGTTTGCCTTTCTTCAGGGTCCCCTGGCTGGAGCAATACTTTTTCCAAATCGTATTAGAACCATGGTAGATCGAGCCCCCTTCTTTCTTGAAAGCGTAAACAAAAGCGCCGGAACAGTCCGTCACATAATGTCCGATCCATTTGGACCCATACTTGATGGCCATCTCGTTGGTGGCAGCCTTCTGAGCTTTTTCAGTCCACATCTGGCCCGATTTGCCCCAAATGTAGCCCCAGCCGTTGTCATACATGTAGTAAAACCAGCTGATCAGTTTCCCCGCGTCGATCATAAGAGAACCTCCTTAGACTTTAACTGACTTTGACCTTTGAAAAAATAAAAAAGGAGTTGACCATTCAGCCAAGCCCGTGATAAAATATAAAAAGAAGAAGGCCAGTTGCAGCTGACCATCTCCTCCTTGAAAGCGATTATCCGCTATTCAAGGCTTCCAGGTACGCTTCTTTGTACTCTTCATACGTCGCGAAAGCCCGCTTGCTCCCGTCCGGCATGAAGCCTACAAACGCGTACTCGGTGTAGTAGCCTTTCATAGGCGTCACCTCCTTCACAATAGGGGGTGATTTTTATGCGGCGAAAAATTTAGGTTGCCAGAAAGAGCGTTCCAAGGATTTGAACCTCGGATCATACAGGATCTGGTTCCTGCGTTCTGCCATTGGACTAAACGCTCATAAATTACTGCCATTTTGACTAAAATTTTCGCACAGGTCCCGCTCGATTCGGTTCATACCCGGAGTGTCATTGGTTCGAGTCCAATCGGAGCCATCGCGTCTTAAACCTCTGTGGCAGCAGGGGTTTTCTTTTTATTTAGTTTGGAATTTAGAATGAATTTAGTGAATTACTGGTCAAAGCTTGTCAGGTACTGGGAGAAACGGTCCATGCCGCGTTGAACTTGGCGAGCCTGATGGTTCATGTACTGCCGCTTTGTGAAGCTGACATCGCTGTGGCCGAGTGTATGCGTGATGGTGACATCGTCTACGCCTGCGTTATTCATGAAGGTGGCAACGGTATGACGTGCTCTATGACTCAGAAAACGGACTTGGATACCATTCGCCTTGGCTGTATCATTAACTCGATCGTTCAGGCGCTTAACGGCCTGGTGAGAAGCGGGTTCTGACTTGGATTGTCTGGCTGTCACCAGAACGTAGCCTTCTTTGCAGCACGCCGAAGACAGTATAGCATGCAATTGAGGTACGATGAAGATTGTGCGATAACCATTTTCTGTCTTTGGTTCCTTTATTTCGCCTTTGTTTTTAGCCGGCCACTCGACAGATTTGGTAACGCTGATGCAGGAATGAGGCAAATCGATGTCGGTCCATTGAAGGGCGAACATCTCTCCTTGACGCATTCCTGTGTAAAGAGAAAGGGCGAGGAAGAGCTTTGAAGTGCCATCCAGGTACTGCAAAAGCCGTTCCAGTTCTCGAAATTCGTCCTCTGTGTAAGCCGTTACCTTTTCGCTTTTACGACCGATCAACTTGATCCGCTGGCTGTTGCAGGGATTCAAAGCGATAAAGCCGTCTTCGACCGCGGCATCCAAAATAGGACGAAGAAGATTGATATGCTCTGAGATGGTTTTAGCGGTGTATTGTTTGGATTTGAGATTAATATACGCCTGGAGTTTGTTCGGCGTGATTTCAGATAAACGCAGATCTCCGAAATAGGGGAGAAGATGATTACGCATGTATCCGTTGTATCCGATCAGTGTGTTTTTCTGGATCGATCCGTTTGCCTTGTAGAGGCTCAGATAGTCTTCGGCATAAGTCCTGAAGAGCGGCTGAGCGACTGTTTCTGTCTCGATCCATTGCGTTTTGCCGTTGATGTTTACTGCTACTTGACTCATGTCAATGTCCTCACATATCTGAGCGGGACCTGTGCGATTGTCAAGATTCGCCTCCGAATAGACACTTCGGTTAGGCAAATTATAGGTCTTTCTCCTTTTCATGTCAACCTCCCATTTTGACTGAAAAATAAAATGAAGAGGATGGCAGGATTACCGACACCTGCAAATACACGCGTCCGGTCCCTCTTTCGAGTTTGTTAGGTCTTAGTGCTAATATCACACAACCGGTTCCATCGAGTTTGATCAACTTGCTTCTCACTGCTCACCAGCGCAAATACGTGCGCCTTCAGCCAGCGGCGTCATCCTCTTCATAATAAGAGCTGAAAATTTTGCGAGCGTTCCAGAACTGGGCATCAGTGCGTTCCGCCGAGAAAGGAGATCGTAGGAGGGAGGCACAATGAAGAAGGTGGTTGGAAAGCGACAGTTCGCACCGGTGCCCATTTCTGGAACGCTCGCAAAAGGGATTTAAGTTATGCTTCGGGCTCTTCTTCGGGCTGAGGCGCCTTTTGAGCCTGAGTGATCACGGACGCCATGTTTTTGGCATAGCGAATTGAACCGAGGACCATGTCGAGATTCGCTTCGCCCTGAATCTGCACATGGCCGAGGGTGTTGGCGATATTAAGAAAAGCTTCTGCAATTTCAGAATAAGTGGGCATAGAGATCTCCTTTGCTTAATTGATAGAAATATAATAGACTTTGCCAGATCCAGAATAGCCATTCAGATCCGCAACGAATCGCACATATGTTCTGCTTCCAGCTCTGCTAATAGCCGAACTAAGATCGTTCAACACGGTGCCATCGCCTGTACTATGGCTTCCGCTGACGTTTGAGATGTTACCGATTCGGATGTCCGAGGGCGTATATTTACCGCCGCTTCCTGAAACGGTGATGGAACCAACAACCTCCGTTCCGTCGCTCTTGCCGCAAGCCTTAACGGTATTCCCATCCTGAATGAGATAGCAGGGAATACTTTTTTGCTTGACCGGACTTGACGTATCGCTGTACAGTTCAGCACTAAAGTTAGCGCTGCCGTTTCCGTTTAGACGCAATGTCGGACTTGTGCTTCTTGTGGCAATCGTAGTTCCATCGCGTTTGGCTGTTACTGTATACGTACCGCTTCCATTCCAAGCGCCTGTATAAGTAATAGCGTTGGCATTCTTGTATCCCTCTTTATATCCCTCGGTATAAATGGACGTAACGGGACCTTTCAGGACCTGGTTTTTCATGATTGCTACAGATGAGGACTGTCCTATCGGAACGCCAGAGCCCATCGAGTCCAAATTTGAGTGATAGAAATACGATCCGGCACTGTTTTGCGCACGTAGACATACAACCAAGTATACCTGAGCCCCAGAGCCGTCCGAACCTGTGCCATGTGACCGAATATAATAGTGTGTTCCAGGATGTTTGATGTATACTCCTTCACTGGAGAAATATCCGGTCGCATCGGAAGCGGTGTAACCCTCCAGCTTCACGGGAGAAAAACTGTTCGGAATGCGGAGCTTCAGGTTACCGGATGCGGTCGCCTTAACGTAGCAGTACGTACTATCCACAGACAGCGTGTAATCGTAACTGTAAGTACTGCCGTTGGTGAGAGGACCTGTAAACGTGAAGGTGCTCTTATCCGTCGATGTGTTTCCTGGTACAGAAGCAGTGGCCGCAGCAGCGTTCCAGATCGGCATAGCATTCACGCTCACGGAAGTTGAGAACCCAGTTTCGCCGCCATCCTCGCCATCGTCATACAGCACTTTGAGCGGAACGGACAGAATCGTATCTGAAATTTCACTCTTGGTTGGCGTGCCGTTGGTAACGATGGAACTCAGAGTCGTGCGCAGACGTTCTGTGTTGTGATTGTCCTTGACGATATAAGAACCGCCAGACCAGTTGCCGGAAACGCTGAACACCTGCGAAGGAGCGGTCACAGAGCACGTCAGGCCCGTATTGCTGGACGAATCCAAGATCGGGAAGGTGCAGACGTTGCCGTTCCAGGTTTCAGTTCCTTTGCTAAGCTGAACGGACGCCGAAGAACCTGTGCCTGCACTCGGACTGAAGGTGATCCCACCACTAGACCAGGATCCTTTAGAAACGTTGATACTGTTCTGGCCGTCTGCATAAGCCTGCGTTCCTGATCCTTGCCCGCCGGAAGTGTAGATGACGTCGTTATCCGCTTTGGCAGAAGCTGTAATGGTATACTGGTGAGTAGTGCTGTTGTACACTATAGACGGCACTGCGGTAATCGTAAGACTGTCACTCTTGGTATTGGACTGGACGACGGATGCCTGTACAACATTATCGTCCAGCGTCAGTGACACACCCATCTGTCCTCTGCCAATGGTTACACCATCGGTATAAGCCTGTGTGCCGGACCCTTGACCGCCAGACGTGTAAATGACATCATTATCAGCCTTTGCCGACGCCGTGATTGTATACTGATGAGTCGTGTTGTTGTATACAATAGACGGTATCGCCGTGATGGTGACAGAATCAGACTTCGTGGCACTTTGCACAGAGGACGCAGAGATCACATTGTCCTCAACGGAGAGTGACACACCCATCTGTCCACGGCCCGTTGTAACGCCATCCTGATATGCCTGATCACTTGTCAGCTTACCAGCAGCCGTATACACTACGTCGCCATCAGCCAAAGCCGTTGACACGACAGAATACTTATGCGTCGTCGAATCGTAGGTAATGACGGAATTCGACGTTACCGTAATCGTATCGTTCTTGACGATGGACTGAGCGGCGGCTACGGTGGCTACGTTGTCGCTCCAGGTGACAGAGATACCCATCTGTCCACGTCCAGTAGTGATGCCGTCAGAATATACTCCACTGGCGTCAACCACGGCTGTAGCATTTGCAGTAATTGGATGCGAATTGCCACTGTATGCCGGACCCAATGCACTGACTGTTGCCTTGTGCGATGAATCAAAACTGCCAACAGCCATCGTGACCGTAGGCGGCTCAATTGTTATCGTGTTGCCATCGCCGCTGACGTCATTTCCGTAAACGCCAAGGGTTGGATTCCATTCCCAGCCGGCAGCGGAAATCACGCCTGTGCCGCCGCCAGAATTCGTGATCCGAGCGACGATATTTTGGTTGACTGTCGGCGTGTTTAGGTCTGTTGTGATGTATGCATAATCATTATCAGCCTGAAGGTAAAGTCGCTTACCAACCCCAACTTGATGAGGCATTCCCCACGAATCGTTCGGTCCGACGACGCTCACTAATGCTGAAGCGCCGGTGCCAAAAGATGTCGTTGCCGAAATTGTAGGTAGTCCGACATCGACGTATGTTCCATCATTGGCTTCTATACGACGATTATAACTCAAAAGCGTTTCATCGTCATAATACCAGGAACCCGAAGAAGCGATGCCGACATGGTCTCGGTAAAAGGCCGTGCCGGCAATATTAAAATTTATAACATTACTCGCGCTTGGAGCCGTGGATGGACTGGCAACCGTATAGAACGGAATGCTGACTCGGCCAGTAGCATCGGTCGTTCCTTGTCCGAAACCGGTGACCATACTTGCAGCAACTGCTGAAGTTATTGCGTATTGCGTCCCCTGATTTACGACAAAATTTACTTTACCACCAATTTTTACATCGAATGTACTTGCTGTAACTTTACCGTTATTGATCGAAACGATATCGCTGTTAATATTGCCAACGCCCAACGCCGTGTCGACGTAAAGCATTCCGCTCCGAACAGAAAACTGACCGTTAAGTGTGGTGTTGCCCGAAATCTGGACATGATCCGCATGGATGATGGCGTCGGTACTATCGTCGTTATTGATGGCTGTGGCGATTTCAGCCGACTTAATATAATTTCCACCGTCGTCGACCGTACCGACAACCATCGCAACTCGACTGTCTGTAACGTCTACACGTCCAGATAGCTGACGATCCGCATTTTCACGATTGCGGACTTCAATAGTAACGCGATCTTGAGTTTGCTTGATTTTGGATGTAACCGTTCCAGGAGGGAAGTCGATAACTTGATATTCGCCATTTTTCAGGATCGGATATCCATACTTATCAGTTTCAACGTAAATGTAGTTTCCATCTGCGTCCCTGAAAGGCTCGTCTGTTCTCGGATCGAGCTGGATGCCAATGGTTCCGACAGTCGTTTCTACGCGCTTAGCCGTCTGCTTTTGAGTGGCCTGAATAGACATGACAGGCTGGCCATCGATACCGGCGTATTCATATATCGGAATGCGATTTCCATCCTCGTCCCGTTCATAAACCACGCTGCCATCGGGATTGTACTCCGGAGTTCCGTCTTCTTTAAGCTTCAGCTTATATAAAAGTTCTCCGTCTTTATCCCTCTTTTGCACCTTGGTCGGTGTAAATTTCGGACTGGCTGGAGTGCTTCCGTCTGTCGTTTCCTCTATACCGAATCCGACGACAGCGCGAACGGTATCCACGATCTCCGTCGGTGTCTGATGACGGTACGACTGATAAAATGCCCGGATCGCCTTGGCCTGCTCAGTCTGCATGTCGCCATATTTTTGGGAGATCCAGTCATACCCGCCGGCCAGAGCCTGGATTTGATCGGCGCTCAAGTCGATAAGCTTGGCGTGGGCAGTCAATGTGGTAGCGTGAAAGGCGAGCGTGTCATCGATGTTCAGCGTCAGATTCTTGAGATGATACTGCTCCTTGCTCAGATCGCCAAGGCTCGCTCCGTATCCTCCGGAACGTGAACTGATAGTCCCTTTACCGCCAGAGGAATTCTTGCGCTTGTCGATGGCAGCCTGATTCTCCAGTGTGTAGGAGTCATTGTCGGGATTCAGCAGATCGCGATCGATTTCGGCAATGGTCAGTGTACCGTCGTAACCTTCTACGTTGGTCAGTTTATCGCCGATCAGCAGCTCATCCACGGACTGGCCAAGCAAACTCATATCCACGGCCTTGACCGTAAACGACTTTGGAAGTTCTCCGGAATGCTTGGCGAACTCCTTCTGTGCCTTCTCCTTGATGTCTGCCGGGGTGTTGGCGTCGAAGGCTTCGGGGTGGATGATGGTGCCATATTCAGCGACGGCGGCCGCATTTCTCAGATACTTATCGCCGTCGTTGACCGTTTCGATGGTTCTGTTCCGATTACCGACCGGGAACATGACGGTGTAATATTCGTCGACGGTTTCCTCAGAGGAGATGTCGAGAAGATTCACTGCCATTTTGATTGGCTGGGCGTTGGTCCTACCATAGTCCTTCAGCCAGTCGATATAGTTGACACCGTTGACATACCTGGCCCTCAGAAATCCCTTGTACTCCTTGACCAGTTCGTCAATGGCGCCACGGGTGTCGCTATAATTGGTCAGCTCGTAGGACTTGGAAGTATTGGCGTCGTCGATATTGACTGTTCCAATGGTAAAATGCTTATAGGATTCTCCGGCCATCTGAGAATTATGGTTCTGAATGATCCGGGTGAAAGACGCAAGAGGCGTCTCGTTCCGTTTGGACACGGGGGATTGCACACTATCCAGCAGGAACGAGAGCGCACTCTCGCAGGCGATACTTTTCTGACCGTACATGTCCTTACCGTCCGCCATGACACGGCCGTGGAAAATGATCCGGTCGTTCCGAGTGACGGTGACCGTCGATTTGAATTTCTTGATCCTGTTGTATTCATCATGATTGGGCAGGATCGTAAAATCGAACGTCGAGGTTTCGTCAATGGCTTCGTGCTGGGACGGAGAAATGATCTGCCCGACAGGAGCCACATAATCCGACCACAGGATGCGTTCGCCGGCGCTGTCCTGATGGTTGACGGTGATCATGTACATCAGATGATATCCTCCTTCTGGGCAGAATGATACTCGGATATTTTGTGTTTGAACGTGTCGATAGTAAAGGCGATGGAGAGGGTGGAGAAGGTTTTGCCAACCTTGATACCACCGAACTCCAGACGTCCGGAATAATAGTGCTCAGGATCATCCTCCAGCACGATTTTCTCGAAACGCTTGCCATGAAGATAATGGGCGATCATAGATGCGGTCTCTTCCCGGGTCCGTTCCTGATCCGTGATCGCGAATTCCCACGTGCCTTCACGCATGCCGTAATAGGGGCCATTGGCAAGAAAGCCGGTCAGATCGATTGAGCCGTTTCCTGCCGGAAGCTCCACGAATTTTTTCTTGATTGCCGGGATAGGAATCGTGGGAGGGGAGCCCGGAATGAGCCGCCAATCCTCCCACGTATTCTTATCTCCGATGGTTACTGAATGGTACATTACAGCTTCGCCCTCCTGTAGCGATTAGCCTGCTGTCCCAGATAGCGGTCCATAGCCGGTCCCATCTGGCCAACGAGAGCGCCTGAATCCAGTACAACCTGGAGATTCGTAATGCGCTCATTCAGTTCATCCAGACGGCCTGTAACCGCCTGAGTAAACGTTGCGTAATTGTCCTGACTGCTGCGGACTTCGGGCATTGGTGACCGGCCCATCGTCAGACCTGGCATCGTCGGCGCAAGACCGTAACGACCGCCGAACAAGCCGGTCATGGTGTTGACTCCCTGACGGACATTAGTCATGTCGATCACGGGAGAAATCACCGGCTGGAAAGTGCCGTCATCCATCAGCGCGTCGATCGGTGCCATAGCGGACAGGATCTCGTTCAGATACTGCTCACCGGCGTTTTGTGCTGCGCTGACCGCCTGAGAACCGTAATACTCCGTGCCATTGGCAAGACCCAGCATATTGTACATGCCGATCTGCTCAAAGACCTTGGAGGGTGAGTTCTGGTCGAATTCAGCGCGGGCCGTATTGATAAGACCACGGCACAGACTGATCATCGCGCCCTCGGAATAAGAACGATAGTCGATGATGCCGCGACGAAGTCCCATGTTGATATACTTTCCGCATTCCTCAAACTGCCAGGCATTCGAATTGATGGTGTTCTTCAGCGAATTGATCAGCCCTCCAATATCGAAATCGGAAACGTCCGGCATCATGCCTTCAGTCAGATTCATCTGGAAGTCGCCAAACGCCAAAGAACCGTCTTCCGAATTAAAGTTAAAGCCATTGACGTACTTCTGGAGCTCACCCATCAGGCCGTTTTCGCCCATTTTCTCCTGCAGCAGCGATTCGTACTGTTTCGGATCTAGACCGCTGAAGATTGTGGTGGCCAGATTAGCAGAACCGCCTTCGCCGAATATGCTGGCAAATGGGTTCTCGGTGCCTTCTGTCAGGCCCTTCATGAAACTGGTGTATTCGGACATAGCACTGCCCGTATCCACCAGGTTGGTAAGCCAGCTCTTGCCATTCCCGGCGTCGCCAGTATTAAAGATGGTGGTACCAGCTTCCTGATACGCATCCTGCACTGCTTTGGCGATTGAGGCTTTGTCGTTGTTGATGGACATGATGATGGCTTCACGGATCTTGTCAGTGTTAATCACCTCTGCCGCGCCATCCAGACCAGACTGCACAGCGGAACCAAAGGTCTCAAAGAAACCGGTCACGCCACTCAGCTGATCCGGCGTCAAATCACGTGTAGCCTTGCCCATGTCGGTCAGCCAATCGATGAATTTAGCGCCGAAGCCGTTACCCATGCCATACGTCAGATTATCGTACTGATCCAATTGCATGAACAAAGCGAACGTGTCTATCAAAGCCAGAACTGCTTCAGCACGGCCTTTTACCGTATCGGCGTCAACCGCGCTTCTCTTGTACGTTTTGCCGCCTTCTTCATAGAACATCTCGTCGGTAGCATTAAAGAATTCGCGGAGACCGGTACCAAGTGCCTTCATGTATGATGCTAATTCTTCGGGATTGAGTTTGCCCTCGCCGAACAGATTGTATATAAACTCCATGAAGTTGCCGGACTTGCTCGGTATTTTATCAACAATCTGAGCGAAGAAGTCCATCGCGTTAAGAATACCGGCTTTGCTTTCTTCATCCAGCGCAATGCCCGCGATCGAGTTGATCACATCCGCTGCTTCTTTCATGCCATTCGCCGAGGACACTGCATTCTGGTAATTAAACCCGCCAGCGACAGCACCGGCAATACGGCCAAGGAACTCAAACAGGGCGATGACTCCGTCACTAATGGACTTCATCTTCATTCCGGTAGATGTGGTCCCAGTTCCGAGAACACCGCTCGCCGCATCGGTAGTTAAAAACCAGCCGAGAGCGGCCATCAGTGAGAAGATCGCTGCCGCAGCGACAAATACCTCGGCAATCGTCGGAATAGACTCGATAGCTCCTCCGGCCTTTTTCAGCTTAGGAAGCACGAGTAGAAGACCGATAATGCTGGCCATGATAATTGAGAAAGTAAAGCCGAAATTGAGAACAGCTCCAGCGTCCACATCTTTCAGACTTTCCATGGATTTCACAATATCCGGCACGGCTAATTTAAGAATAAAGAATATAGCTGCCCATTTCAACAAATTCTGAGCAAGATTCTGAAGAATATTCTGCCCGGGCGTCAACTGATTGTCTGCTATAGCGCCCTTTACATCATTGACGGTTTTGGTGATCACTTTAACAAGGAAAATGAAACCAGCGAAAAGGACCATCAAACCGGCCAACCGCCCAATTCCACTCCAAAAATCAGCTTCTGCCAATTTTCCAAGACGCTCGACGACATCGCCAAGCAGCCACAAAGATGCAGCTGCTTCAAGAATCTTAAAGAAGATGGAATTTGTAAAACGAAAATGATTAGTTTCCTTAGCCACTTCTTTAATCGTTGAAAGCGTCTCAAATATCGCAGCAATCATTGTATATGCGAACAAACTAATATCCGGATTGAGCGTCGCGGACTCAAGCAATTTCGCTGCCAATTCGGTAAATGAACTGAATACGTCGAACACCGGCTTTAAGACCTTATCATAAATCGTCGTTAGCTTACCGCTAATATCGGACCATGCCTCAGATCCCCAAGCGCGCAATTCATCGAAGAACTTCTTGATTTCTCCCCAAGTATTCGTGAAGAATTCTCCGATTGCCTTAAAGACATCCGTCGTGTTCTCGGTTTCTGTACTGACTTCTTTGGCATCCGCCGGAGTAGCAAATTTCATTTGGATATCCGAAACCAGATCCTGAATAAACTTAACAATTTCATTCCAGATGCTTTGGACTTGCTCGTCGAGATGCCATTCTGAAATCGTTGTTTGAATAGTTGTAAGATAACTGTTTATCGTATCGATCAGGCCACTGGTGGATTCAAATGTACCGCTAACTTCCGTCAGGGTGCTAACCAATGAATCGAGCTTGGATCCAGACTGCTTGACGGACTGATCCACCTGCCCAACAACATTGGTGATAGCGGATCCGATATTTTTGTCTTCCGACAAGGCATCTTCTTCTTTTGGCGTGAACAGGGAGATGATCCGATCCCAGAAGTCATTCACGGTCTTCAAAAGATTATCCAGAGTGACCATCTTTGTCGTGTCATTCACAAACTGCGTAAGGTCTCCAGTCAAGCCGTTCATAAACGACTGAAACGGTGTTTCACCGGATACTTCATCCGTTTTCGTAAAGAACTCGCTGATAACATTCCAGACCGTTGTAAAGAACGACGTAATCGCTTTTCCGAGATCTGACGTTTCCAGCCAATTCCCAAACTTGGTGAACGACGCCTCTATACTCGCGATAAAGGCGCCAAAGCCAGTCAGACCAGTATCTTCATCTGCCACAGTGAACCAATCACGAATGCTGTCCCAAGCAGACGAAAAGAATCCGGAAATTGTAGTCCAAATCGGAGAAGAAGAAACCGATTTCCACGCTTCGTCAAGACCGGATCCAAGCCGCTTAAAGAAAGCCACAAAAGGACCATCCTCGTGCATCATGCCGTCGCGCTTCGTCATGATGTCTTTGCCGAGAAAGAACTCTCGGATTACCTGCCATCCATCCCAATTCCTGATTTTATCGGCGATCTCTTCAATACTTCCGTATAAACCGTTGAACCATGCCGTGATGACGCCCCATGTGCCGGACCCATCCGATACTTCTCCTTCGTTTGGAGTAAAGAACGATTTGATGGTGTCCCAAGCAGCTCCAACTTTCCCGGAAATATCAAGGGACTTGCTCGTTTCTTCGAACCATTTGACAACAGTATCCCAAACCGAACTGACAGCAGTGACAGCGGTTTCTACGCCATCTTTAATCCAGTTAAAGAATGCTGCGAACGGACTATCGGTTCTTTCGTTCGAAGATTCGCCTCCGGTAAAGAATGAAACGATGGAATTCCACATCGAGGAAAGAGTGCCTTCGACGACAGCTTTCCTCACTTCGAACCAGGAAAAGATCTTTGCCCATAGCTTGGAGACGGTCTTGATGGCGTCTTCCACACCTTTTCCGACCCAGTCGAAGAACCGTTTGAACGGACTTTCGCCGCTGGTGCTGGGTGTAGCACCTTCGCTATCGGAAGACCCGCCAGTAAAGAACCCGACAATGGCGTTCCAAATGGGCTCGATCGTTGCGGTAACATCGGCTTTCCGATCTTCGAACCATCCAGTGATGGACGACCAGACGCCAGCGATCGTATCAATACCATCCTGAATGGACTGCCGCACAGTTTGAGCAATATTATCAAACAGACCGTTGTGATGCACTTTGCGACGACCCACAATACCGGTTTTGCCTTTGGGAGGAACGATGATTTCTTCCACGTCCTCACCAACGAAGAACCTGGTAATACGGGATCTAACGGTTTCAATGATACCGGTCAGATCGGTAATAGCGCGAGTGACCCAGCTGTCGATTGAAGTGATCAATTCTGCGATGTTTTGGATCGGCGATTTCGACTGATCGCCAAACATGCCGGTCAACGAATCGATCGCCAATTTCACAACGGCGGATGAGCTGTTATACAGCGCTTCGGCCCACAGATAAGCTGTCGTCGTTGTGCTCGCTTGAGTAGGCGATGTAACTGTTACGGTTTCCTTTGGCTTCTCTCCTTCGCCGGAACCGAACACCGTTGAAATAAAGCCATTGATTGTATCTTCAATGCTCTTGATTCCCTGCCGGGCCGCTTCGATCCAGGCATTTACAGTGGCCGGAGCATCGCCAAGTACTCCGCCTTCATCCAAGGAGAAGAACTGGTTGACACTTTCCGTAATCGAGGCGATCACGCCCACCGCTTTGCTAAACAGTCCCTGCAGAAGGGTTTTCTGCGTTTTCTTATCACCGTTTTCAGATTCGTCTTCGGCCAGCGCCTCATTGATCCAGGCGTTGACCGAATCAATCAGCAGCTCAATCTGACCTTCGACATGTACGTTCTCGGTGATTCCCGGACCGATGTCCACTTCGACATCGCGGCCAACAAGATCGTACCAGACGCCTTCAACCGTGGCCCAAATAGACTCAAAATCAGCCTTGAATGCGTTAGCCCATTTCTTTGCCTCGGCCATCACGCCGTGCAAACCTCCACCTTCTTCGGTGGAGAAGAATTTTGTCAGGCGCTCAAACGTTGCCGTGATCTGATCGATAAACTGTTCAATTCCGCTTTTACGGTGAACAGACTGCTGAACGTAGGTGCGACCATTCGGGGCTTCAAATACCTCTTCAGCATCTTCCCCGACAAAGAAATTACGGATCGAACTGATAATACTTTCGATCGTTTCTTTGATGCTCTTGAACGTTTCACTGTCCTGAATATCTTTGACCGTCTGTTCAATACCGAGAATCAAACGGCCAATGGGAGCCTGAGTGTAATCACGATCGTATACATTCTTACCCGCATTCGGACCAGCAAAATGGAATTTGCCGCTGTTGGTGCGAGGACCGATAATAAAATCCAGTACCTCTTCCCATTTATCCGAAAACCAATGGCGAATCGATCTAACAAACTTCTCCCATTTTGACTTAAACTGACCGTATATTCCGCCAAGAACTTCTCCGGCCCAGGCGCCGAAGTCCTGAGCTGGGTCGATCTTGGTTTCTATATGGAAGAAATCCTTGAGAAGCCCAAGGAACCATACACCAGCTTTTTGGAATTGGATCTTGAACCCGGCATATAATTGCGTGAACAGATTCACGACGGCTGTCAGCATCAGTTCTTTGAAACTTTCGAAATCACTGTATTCAAACCATTTAATGAACGCAACACTGACAAGCGAAATAAAATCAAGAATTGGATCAAGCAACGGGAGTAAGGCATTGCCGATCGTTGTAGCAATCGACTTAACAATCTTTCCGATCTTTTTGAGAATGGAGAATAAACCCTGGAAAACGAGAACGATCTTATCGATCCGTGTGCCAGCAGCCCACTGCTCAAGTACTGTGAGTGTATCTCGAACTTCGTCGCTGTCAGACTTTTGCCAATCGTGAAGAACGCCGAGCCAATCGCTCACGCTATATACAAACTCAGAAAAACCGAACGTTAAATTGACCAGCGTTTTTCCAAGATCGCTACCAAAAATACGTTCCTTTGCAATTGTGACGGCATTTCCAAGATCAAGAAAGACCATAACCAGTTCATGCAACGACATGATCAATTGCTCTCGCATGTCAACACTGCCGAAACCGGTATTGTTTGCCGACACAACGACGGACTTCACGACATTTCCGAAATCATCGGTTAAATCGACTTTTTGCTGACCTCGCCAGAACATTAAAGCTTTGTTCCGAGCATCGCGCGCCGCATCCAATATAGAACTTATTCCATTGTTAATATCGGTCCACAATGCCGTAGCTTCATGCATATCGCCGATGATAAATTCCCAGGCTTCAGCCCAACCGGACTGAGCGGCCTCTTTCAGGGAATCATACATCTTGCTGAATGTACGGACCTCGGTAGCAGCCTTGGCGGCCTCCTGACCAATTTTAAGCAGCGCTTCAGCTTCTTCGCGCATCTGCTCAGTAGACTTCGCGCGGCCTTTCTCGTCCTTGGCACTGATCAAGCCGGCGGCCAGAATGTCTTCAATGCTGGTAAATTCGCCAGAATATACCTGAAGAGTTCTGGTCAGCACATCACCGGACAGCCACTTATTCTTGAGTGTTTCGCGTAAATTCTCGGCAGTTACTTCGACAGCCTTCTGGCCCTTGACCGCGGTTTTGATCGTGCCTTTGGCATCCCGCTTCAGTGTCCCCATGGCAAGACCCACTTCGATCAGCGTGTTCTTGAATTCCATGGTGGCCAAGTTGGCATTCTCAATAGATCGCCAATCGCGAAGCTCCACGTAGCCCAAGGACAGAGACTGCGAGAAATTATACATGGCCATGGACGCCTGCAGAGCACCCTGACCGGCAGAAGCAGCCAGGTTCGCAATGCCCTTCATGGCGGGCACGGCTCGGTCAAGACTGACACCAGCGTTGGTAAATTTACCGATATTGGACGTCATGTCCTGGAAGCTGTAAATGGTCTGGTCAGCATAATGATTCAGCTCTTCCAGCGATTCCTTGACCGCTTCCAGATGCAGATCGCTGTTCGCCATCTCGCCCCACTCATGAGCAGTACCAGACATGATGGTCTTGATAGAGTCCATCTTCATCTCGTACTCATTCCAGCCGGTCCTGAGTGGGTCAATGGTCAGAGAACGGGCAAAGCTTAAACCGGCCTGTTCCACAGTTCGAGCCAGGTCGATGCCGATCCAGCGCTGAACGTCATTCGTTAAGTGATGGATCTCGTTACCCAGGGATCTAAGAGGAAAGGTAGCGCTGCTGAATGTTTTCTTGGCAATGTTCTGGATAGAAGAAAGGGCTTTACCGAATCCGCTTGCTTTCTTTTCAGTATTAGAGAAATTAAGATCTCTGGCCTTTTCGGACAATTCAGTAAAGCCCTTTGCAGCCCCTTCCAGATCAAGGTGATCACGAAGATCTTCCAGGGTATTGATCGTCTGTCGTGCACTTTTCTCGAATTGCTTATTGTCAAAGTGCATCGCTACGATTCTCTGATCGACTTCGGTCATACCGTGACCACCTCCTTCCAAATCTCATCTGCCATTTGATCGAAGATCGGCTGAATGGCAGGATTGATATAATCCCGTCCTTCAACCCATCCGCCGTTCCGAGTGGCGTGCCCGTATTGAATCAGAATAGCAACATTGGCCCAATCGTTGACCACGTTACTGTTCCGCCAGTATATCGAGGTTCTACCTGGCTGTTCGACGATCTCGTATGACCAGGATTCCGCCGTCTTGCCAGTGTCCCTCGGGGTGGCCGCTCTCAGGGCTTCGACACCTCTGCGGCCGTACTTATCTAATTTATGGGTATTCCATCGTTCGGTGATGCTGTGCAAAAAGTGATCAGTCTTCTCAAAATCGCCTTTTTGCTTAAAGCTGACGATGGGCTGAAAATGTCCACGCTTTTTGGCCATGGCTCACCTCTTGCCTTTTGCACGTCGGGCCAGATTTTGCTGGGCCGTCCACATGGCATATTCATTGGCGCTCATTTTACGTCCTCCGCCGCCATTTTGCTGAATGCTGCAAACCCGGATCAGCATGATCAGGCGATTCAGATGCCATTTCTCACACTCAAAGGGAATGCCAAGCATCACCATGTTGCCATACAGCTCTTCAGACGTAACGACCTTGCTGCGACTGTGGCGTTTGCCTTTTTCATTGATCGTCGTAGCGGTCATGGGGTTGTTGATATAGTCGCGGATCTTAATTTCGTGGTCATGCGTCAGAAACTTATACACACGATCGTCAACATTCTTGTTAAGCGTCATGCACCGCACATAATCACGAAATTCATCCGCGGTCAATTGTTTGGAGGACAAAAAAGACTTGTGGTATATTGCCTCCCATTTTGACACGGAAATGAGAGAATGCTCCAACTGAAGCGTAACCGCCGGGATGGTCTCAAACATTGCCGTTTCGTGGTTGTAGGTCTCCACTTCGGGAATCTTCAGCGGGAGCATTCTCATTCATCTCCTCAGGACACAGAGTATTCAGCGGATACAGGAGCCGCGGTTTCAGGAACGGCAGGCATCTTGTCTTCCGGCACATTGGCGATGCCACGGATAAACTTGCCGAGGGCATCGTCTTTATTTTCAATCAGCTCGCAGAACAGCTGGCTGTAGGCTTCGGTCTGATAGAAGTCGTCGCGAATCGCATCAGTTTTAATAAACCGGCGGCCATCCATGCTCTTCTGACCAACGGAGCTGAGGATAATCCTCTTGAAAATCTTCACGACTTCTTCGGTATTCTTCTCATCGAGAAGGCGCATCATCATCGACTGGAGTCCGCCATAAGCGCTCATATCCAGTTCGTTGATTTCGGCGCGGGTCAGGTTGAAATAGAAATCTTCGGTACGTTCATTACCGTCGTAATCCTTATACACAAAAGTGCGCTTCAGCATAGTTCAATCTCCTTTTCTTTCTCATAAAAAATAAAGTTGGAGCCGCCTCGACAATGAAGCGGCTCCGCGTTAAACGATATTAAACAGCACTGGTCACCACGGTGCGCAGTGCATCAGGCGTGGGAAGCGTTGGCTCGGCATTATCACTGCCATACAGCGTGTTCTCCACTGCCTTCATCTGCTTGTCAGTCAGTTTACGACTGTCAAACTCCAGCGTAGAAACGGCCTTGACGCCGGGAACAGACGTCATGGCCACGGGTGTGGACTCGTAATCCCAGCTGAACTCGATGGCATCGGGATTATCATTGATCGTCTCGAAGCTGTGATCGGAGGGGCTGATTGTGGAGTTATACACCACGTGGATGATATAATCCTCGCTGGCAGTATCGCTGCCGACCTCGGTCCGATAGCTCAGACCAAAGGGCTGACGCTTCTGCTGACCGATCACGATGCCTTCCTCGGTGACCTTTTTGCCATCACAGAGATTGAATTCGTCGGGATAGTTATAAGCGCTGATGGAACCTTTGTGGTTCTCGGCACCGCGCAGAGAGCCATACTTGATGTTATCGGCCCACAGATCGTTGGTATCACCGCCGTCGGGACTTTCATCAACGCCGGTCACGCCGTTCCAGGCGACGCCATTCGCATAAGTGCCGTTCGCATTCTGGGGATACAGAACAACCTGACTTGTACCGTTATGATAATAGCGCTCGCCAGTCGCGTCCCATACAATTTTGGACATGGGTAATCCTCCTTAATAATAGATCGTAAATGGATAATGATACAGATTATCGGATGTATACGGCTTTCCACTCATGTGGCAGTACCGAAGATCATCCAGTCGGTCCACGAGATCATTATCCGGATCATCCAGAATCAGAAGCATGAAATATACATGATGCCGCTTATACACCACATTATCTGCGTGAAAGCGGTTCATGTCATCAAGCTTATAGACAAGTGCCGGATAACGAATCTCTGTTCCTGTCGGGGGCTGATAGTAATAGTGAACACTCGGCCCCAGCGTCTGTTTCAACAGTTCGTCAAGACTCAGGCGTCCTTCCATTCCAAATGCCCCCGATTTCAAGAATAAGACGGGGTCGCTGGACCGTCACTTTGGACACCTTCCAGCGTTGCCCCATCCAGGTCAGATATCTGATGGCGGAGAAGTTTTCGTACGCGTAAGCATCGGCAAGGATGCTGAACTGATTGCCGTACTCGACGTTATCATTAACTCCCTCGCCTTTTTCCAATCGACGTGACACCTGCATCTCGTCGCCATAATAAGGACGTTCGGTGACCTCCTCTTTATGGACGCTCGGTGCTGTTTCACGGGATCGGATATAGCCTACGTTTCCGAAATATCTTGCCATTGATTAGTTACCAGTACCAGGCTCCTGATCAGTGGTCTGATTGCCGCTGGCAGAAGGCACTTCCAGAACCATCGCGCTATACGGCTTGATCAGCATGCCGCTGAGACGAGTTTCATACAGGTACTTGAACTGGTTGTAGTCGATGTCAAAATCGTCGAAGAAGGACGTTTCGCCCATCTTGTTGGAGCCCCAGGTGTAGTCCTTCAGGTCGACCATGATGCACATGCAGTCATAGCCGTTCAGCGCCAGACCCTCCAGCTGAGGAACGGTGACGATCTTGGAAACGCGCATCTTGCGGGCGAGTTCCTGTTCGTCCTTATACAGCGGATGACCGAAACCATCCTCCAGCAGCAAGAACTCGGACAGCCAGTCTTCGCTCATGAAGGCGATCAGGTTGCCAGAGCCCTTGTACAGCTTGCGGTTCCGGATAATATCCTTGAGGGCATTCTTAGCCGTCGCGGACTCGTCCTCGCCACGGGTCGTACGAATGCGGATGGTGTACAGGGGATCGTCGGAATAAATGGGCTTGATGTGCTCGGGGAAGATCTTGTCCGGATCTTCAGCACCGCGGCCGTCGCCGATCAGAGACGCACGGGCGATTTCTTCCTTCAGCATCTCCTGCATTTCGCGCTTCACATAAGCGACCACATTAAAATCGGCCAGGTCGATCAGATCGTCCCGGTCGAATTTCTGCTTCTTATACACGGTCTGGGGATCCACCTGACGCCGGAGCAGCAGGAAGACTTCCTCGGCCTTCTTACGGCCCTTCATATAACCTTTCGCACGGGCCTCATCCATGGTGATGTTAGCGTGCGTGGTCTTAATGCGGGCGAACGGGGTCTTCTTGACACCGTTGTTGAACACGGAAACCCAATCGTCATCGCGTTTGATGAAATCGGGTTCATCATTCAGTTCCTTATAATCCGGGAACAGGTAATCCAGATTGGCGATGCCATAGGTCACTGTATTGCCGTCATCGTCGGTCACGGCATGGCACAGAGCACCGCCTTCCTGAACGGCTTCTTCCATCGCCTGCTTCAGACTGCCAAGAGCCTTCGCGCGACTCTGAATACGATCGACATCGTCGTGGGTGATCACAAATTCGGGTTCATCCATCTCAAAAGCGTTGTGCTTCATTTCTTCTCCTCCATCGCCACCGCCAGACTGAAGGGCCTGGCCCAGCATGTAATAAACAACTGTCTTCTGCTCTTCGCTCAGACTGTTAAAAACATCCGCTACAGTGCGGTTATCGTCAGCCATGTTTCCATCCTCCTCGGAATGCTGTAAATTATCAGTTTCAGTTTCTTCGGGCTCGGCGGATTCTTCGGCAGACTCTTCTTTATCAGATTCCTTAGAAACTTCTTCGACTTCTTCGGTCTCTTCATCGTCCTGAGGTTCATCTTCGTGCTGAAGGTAAAGCGTCTCCTCGTCGTTATAGATGATCGCTTCATCTTCATGTGCTTCCTCGCCGTGAGCCAGAATCGGACGATCGATATGAGCTCCGATATTAGCTCCGGCAAGGACCAGACTGACCTCACGGATCACGCCGTGAATCACGTTACCGCCCTGCTGCTTCAGTTGATTGGCATAAATGGACAGCGAATCGACATCACCATGCACCACCGCTTCTTTTGCAGCAACGGCCATTTCGTTATTGTTAAACGCGCAGTAGGCGTATACGCCTTCCTTGCGGTTTTCCAACAGCGCGTGACCGATCACGTTATCGGGCGTGTCGTGCTTATGCATCCAGACAAGAGGCACCTTTTTGCCGTCGCATTCCTTGAAGGCGTCGCGGCGAATGGTCCTCCCGTCCGTGCAAAGGATGTCGTTTTTCGTTGCCCATCCACTAAAATCAAATTTCGTGTCAGGCATAGGGTTGCTCCTCTTCAGGACCATACGGCTGTGCGTCGTATGGATTCATATTCTTATTCATCAGACGGTCCGCGTCCGGTTCATCACTCGGCTTGTAACCAAGGACACCGCGCATCTCGTTGCTGCTCAGGATCGCATTACGGGTCAACGCATCGGCGATGTTCGCCAGGTCAACGACCGGTGTAAGCTTGAACGGACTGCGGAAATAACGGATCGCTTCGCCACGGGTCCTGGCCGTCTTCGTCAGGAACTTGCGCTCAAACTCATCCTTGAGAGCATCGAGAATCGGCTCTACCGTGAAGGAATAATAATTCAGCCGCGTCTGCTCATCGGCCGTGCCGTCCAGAATAGATTCCGTGATGCCCAGCTGGCTATAGAGCATCTTGGTCAGATACTCGATCTGGGACATCAGGTTATTTTCAATAGGACGGTTCAGCTGAATCACACGCTCGGTACCATCAGTATATGCAATGCCGAGCTTTGAATTTGACAGCTGGCTCTCGATCTCTTTCCGGCGTTTCTCGGCTTCTTCGCGTCGCTGCTGTGTTTTGATCACGTACGGAAGCTGAATGATCATGTCCAACTTGCCGGATCCACTCTGCTCGTCAATGGCGTCCAGGATGTTCAGTTTCCGGATCAGACGCTGCAAAGTCGAGTTCGGCTCGTTCATGATGGCATAAAATGGATTCTCCACAATCGCCACCATCTTCTTGGGCATAATCAGATCTTCGCGATGGCCTGTCTTGTCGTTATAGACTTCAACCAGCACATGCTTTGGCCGCCATTCTTTGATCCTTCCACGGCGAATGGTGCCGATGTCATATCCGCCGGTAGCCAGAGGATCCAGCGTCGTGTCAATGGGAACAGCAGCGATGTAGCCTTCCTCCAGCATTGACATCGTCAGATCACGAATAAATGCCCGGCCGGTCTGATCGATATTCGCCTCGGCTGTCAGCACGTTGTTCAGGCCATCTTTAATGTCCTCCAGAAACATACCGTTGGCATCAAGTCGGACATGACGGATCGATATCTGGGAGACGTCGACTGCAATCCGATTGTAGATTGCCGTGACGATAGACCGTTCATTACCAAGCTTTCGCCGCGGAGCATCGCTCCTGGTATACGTGGGCGGACCGAGGTCTTTCGTCCGTGACGGCCGATCTCGCCCGTTAAATGCATTCCAGGCATGCATCAGCCTATCTTTGAAAGAAGGCATGAATTACCTCTTATCTGCGTAGCCGATTCGGACGGTCGATGTAGTTTCCTCTCGAACCGCCAGTAGACCTAACTACACGAGGACTCGGCGACGTCCTATTAAAAACTCCGGTCGACGATTTTTGGGTCTCAAGGACTTTAGCTGGTTTGCTGCCAGTCGAACGAGCACTACCGGAAGGAGAATTTGACTCCCGATTACTGTCCTTACTGCCACCAAGTCCAAGAAGATTCTTTATCCAGTTAATTCCTACTTCCACGCATGCTCCAACATACGAAGCCGCAAACGAAGCTTCTTCTTTGAACGTACTCCAGGCAGCGCTCATCGTCTCTTTCGCATCCGACCAAGCATTTCTTGCGTTGTATCCAAGCTGTTCCGCTTTCGTTTGCGCAGCGCTGGCATATCCAGAAGCCAAGCTCTTAGCGGCGCCATAGGCAGACTTCGCCGCCGTTTCAGCCGCAGCAGATCTTGCAACACCGCTGGAATTTTTAGCCGTCCTCGCAAAGAACCGGGCATCATTCCACGAACTTCTCGCAGATTGGCGGGCAGAAGAAACCTGTTTTGCAGCTTTTTGGTCGTAAAGGCTGTTCCTCTTTGCCTGGGCTGTCTCTTTTGCCGCATTGCCCACTCGGCGATAGCCCTTAACGGTGATGGTTTTGCCGTTCGGAAGTGTCCTCGTATATGTTTCGACTTCGATGGTATGGCAAAGCACCGTGCGGGACGAGCCGCCCATTACCGCGCCATAATAAGTGCTCATTTAATCACCTCAATCAAAATTTTCGACAAATGTCTTGTACGCCACATAGGCATCCATCATGGCACTGACGGGGTCGATCTTCTCGTCATGCCGTTTCTTATCCAGCTTTCGATTGCCATTGCTGTCCTGCCACACGACAGCGTTGCCCATGGCGTAGCTCATCAGTGACTCATCAAACAGCAACAGCCGATCCTCCGCCAGCTGCTTTAACTCGCCCAAAGGGACGGTTTCGGTCTTGGCGCCCTGGATCACCTTGGCGGTACCAAAAGGTCCGTTCTCACGATCCCAGCGCTCGACAAATTCCTTGGCGTTATATGGGTCATACCCAAAAGCACGGACATCATACTTACAATCGATAATATGCTGATCCAGATCGTCATAAATATCCATGATACTGAGAACGGTACCAGGCATAACGATCAGTGTGCCTTCCTTAATAAACTCTTCATATTTCTGCCGTCCAGCCGGATGCAGCTTCATCATCGTACGCTCCGATATGTATGCGCGACATTTGACGCCAAATCCATGGGAAAGCGGAAACAGAAAAGTGAAAGCACAGAAGTCGTCGCCCTGTGAAAGGTCTGCGCCCATCGCACAAGGCATCTCCCAGTAATCCCGGAATTTATGAGGAAGTGTCTCTTCATATCTGAAGAAATAGGTGAAACCCTCCATAGGCAAGCCGAATCGCTTGGCCAGGATCTCATTCCGCTTGGACGGCACAGCCAAAGCTTCGCGAAGCTCATCCTCGTACTGCTCATACGATACCGTATAACCGAGATTCGGATTAGCTTTGGGCCACATATCCTGCTGGTTCAGCTCCTGTTCGCTGTCCAGCTTGTACCACCAGATCGACACGTGGTCATTACGGAATTTACCGTTCAGGATATCAGAAAGTTCTGCTTTGATGCTGTCGCCGACGCCATTACGAACGGTTCCTTCCGAGCTCATGGCAATGATCAGCCAATCGTCGCATTTCTTGGCGCCCTGAGCCAAAGCGGTAATGGGGTTTTCACGAGCATCAGTAGACAGCCATTCGTCGACCGTGTTCATCGCGCTGCTAAAACCCTGCAACGCGTCAATGCGCATTGGGCGAACCTCCAGCAAAGAACCGGTGATGAAATTCTCAACACCCTTCTTCGTGGATGCCAGCTTCTGACGCTTTGCGCGGGAACCGGTCGTATTCTGCAAAGAGCCCTCTGTCATAAACTTGAACAGAGGACCCTTAGCCCGTGTAATGGCAGTTTTCAGCGGATTGATAGCTTCCTCGGCCTGCTTCATAGTGAAAGCCGTTGCCACCTGGTGAGTAGCCCGCGGATTGCAGCAAAGGAAATATCCGTGATTCGTCGCAGCGTACATCGTTTTGGATGCGGCACGGCCTACAATCAGATATTGGATATTGATCAACCGCTTTTTAATGCGCTTAGTTCTGTAACGGCCATGATGACCATTACGCCCGGGCACGTAAACGGATTTCGTGATGAAATAGTACCATCCGTAAAGCTGTTCGGCCCAAAGCTTAAAAGAATCCAGTAGTTTAAGATCCGATCCATCTGTCAGCGTCAATTCACTTTCGCAGAAATTGATATAGCATTCCACCGGATCGGGGTCATAGTAATAGCGAGGATTGGCAATCAGCTGGTCGATCCGGTTCATCTCCAAAGAAACTTCATGGTTGACCGGAATCTCATCGCGAAGAACTTTTTCGCGAAAAGCACCATAATAGCGAGGAATCGCTGTGTTGGAAAGCATTTAGATCAGCCACTTTTCCTGTTCGCGACGATTACGACCGGCTTTTCGATATTTCCGAGGCGTTTTATTGTCCGATTCACCAGCATCATCAAACACGTCCGCGGTGCTGGCTACGACTTTCTCAAGTTCGTCAAGTCGCTTTTTACGCTCTTCGCGCCTCTGCTTGCTTTCTTCGCGCTGATCAGAAATCGCCTCTTTAACAATTGGCGCAATTTCTTTTGACAGATTTCCCGCTACGGCCAACGTGACTTTACCCCAGAACGTTTTCTGAAACTCCCAAACTGATCTGCCAGTAGCAATAACGCCGGTCGGAAGCTCTTTTGTCATAACGCCAGCCAAGTTAGTTGCAATCAACCGGCGAATCTCTTTTGCTTCTTTTTTCGTTAAGCGGCCTGTTAATTCGCGGTAAGTCTCATCGCTTTTAAGTCGTTCGATTCGAGATTTTATTTCATCATCCGAATAACGACGCGGGTTTCGAGCATACTTTACAACCGACCCTTTTTCCTTGGCAGCTTTCTCTGCACGCTTTGCCAATTCCGGATTCGCTTTCTGCTCGGCGGCACTGTGCGCGCCATCTTTAAGAGGATAAGGCGGACCGTTTCGCCGGCCCCATTTCATCCCCAGAATCCCTTCATGCTGAAGAGACTCAGAATAGATCACGTATGCAATCGTGACCACCCCCATAATAAATATGTGTTCCTACAACTGGTCGGCGAACGAGGCATCTTGACTGTACTGCGAAAAAGCATAAGAACTCTCCTCTCAGATAGTCGATTCGGCTTTAACGTTCAAGCGCCACTCAAGTTCTTTATAAGTATCCTCCAGCGATTTGAGAAGCGTGGCGTTTGCCGGAGGATCAAAGGCGAGACGTGTGCGAATGTACACATATGTCTTCGCTCCTTCATACTTGCTTATATCGGTGAGAAAATCAGACCAAGTTTCAGCATCGCCCGTGATCTTAAACCCATTCGGACCAAGCCCGATCTGCTCAAGAACCATGAATGCTGTATTGATGAATACGATCAGATCCTGGTCAAATACCGTGTAGGAACTGTCAAGACCCAGCATCTTTTTAATGGTCACTAATATGCTTTCACTCATGTTGCCTCCATCAGCCAAGGTGCTGTGTCGTTTGGTTTGCGTTCAATCGGCTTAAACCGAGGCGGTTCGTAGCCATAGTGAAGTGCTTCGTGTGTTTCGAATGACGTGCAGACCAGATACTCCGGTAGAAGCACCCAATCCCGTTTCTCAATCAAATCCTCAACCTTCATAGGATTGAGATGATGAATATAAATAGAGCCCATGATCGGCATGTCGTCCATAGCCAGGTCACAGGCGTTGTCCCGGATAATAATTTTGGGGCGGATCAGCTTTTTCCATTCCGTCGAGGAATAAAATCGCTGGTTCAGAAAGCGATGAGCCCCGAAAGTCTCTTCGCCGACTTTCTGATTTGTTTGGCAGTATTTGAACCGCTCTTCAAATGTCGGAATCGTGATGAGTTCGGAATATGTCTTAGTCATCGATGAATTCCTCAGAGCCCTCCGGGTCAAATGCTGAATGCTTCGTATAAATGCCGAATGCTGTGATCGCTTCTCGATAGGCTTTCTCGGTATTCTCGGCATCTTCGATTGCTTTGGCCTTAGCTTTGGCAAGTTCGGTCTCGGCTTTGAGTTTCTCAACCTCCAGCTGTTCCCGAATCGCGCCAAGCTTCAGATAATGCGTAATGACCTGCGAAGAGGCTGTCCGATTGAGCAGCTGCTCTTCTGCAACGTCCATGGCCAAAGAAATCAATCGAGCTTCACGAGCTTCGTCTGTCATAACAGGAGGCTGTTTAGGACTTGTTGGCACCTTTCAGCCTCCTTTCGTTATTGACTTTTGCTGATCAGTGCTGTAAAATGCTTATAGTAAATATGTTTGGAGGTAGTTCTGGTGGCTCCTGTATCGGTAAAATATAATTTCAAAATCTACCCCCGGGATTTTTTGAAAG